AAGCAATATGAAAAAGATTTTGAACGGACCCACGGTATGGAGAGCTAAATGCCCTTATTGTGATTGTGAATTCGAATATGATTATTCAGAAGTGGATTCACATACTTTTGCAGATTGTAAATTGGTTAAATGTCCTGGTTGCAATCGGTACCTTCATCATAAAGACAATGCTAAATCCACTACAAAAGTAAAAAGAGAGGATACTATGACAACATAAATAATATAAATTTATGAAACTATGGCAAACGAAGAAGATATTTTGAATGCTAACAGACTATCATCACTAACTTACATGGTAGCTGCTTGCTTAAATTTCTCTATCGAAAATCTTAATCGACAATTAAGGTTATGTAATCTACAATTAGTAGGTAGAGATAAGATGTTATTCAATCGGATTAAAACTCAGATAGAGCAATTACAATCTAACCTCAACATATTAGAGGATTTGGCTTTTGGAGTTATGAAAGATGAAGAGGCAAGGTTAGCATATGAAGATGCTACCCATATTTATTGGGCTTTGTTTATGATACTGGTTGATAGGGGTGGAACTGATAATTTATGCGACTTAAGGTTCAAGGCTTTGATTGATAAGATGGCACCATACAAATCTCTCCTTCATTTGCCTGGTATGGATGTTGCATATAGATGTGCATTCGCTCAGGTATCAAAAGCCATCCAAGATGGTAAATATAGTAAAGAGGATTTTAAGAACCTATTACAATATGAAAACGGAACTGAAGAAACTAAAGGTTAAATTCGAAGGTAGGATATTAGAAATAGATATCCAAAAAGAATTATCTATAAACGAAAATCTCATCAATTCTCAGCTACGAGAATCTCCTTCTAGTTATTATATATTCTGTTCTTTAAGAGATAAATATATTAAAGAAAGGGATGCACTAGCAAGGGAAAAGGATGAAGCCTATTCTTCTGCATGGATTTATATTAAAGAATCTAACGAAAGATTCAATAACGACTACGTATCACATAAAGCAAACGTAAGTCCTAAATATAAATCCATATATCAAAGATATTTGAAGGCAGTAGAAAAGGCTAACAAGTATATTTCAATCTGTAGAGCCTACGAGAGTCGAGAGGGTATACTGAGAACTCTAAATGCCAATCTTCGCAAGGAGAAATAAAACTATAATCAATTACTAACTTTTAAAATATAAGAAATATGAACTATTCATTGACTTTCGTATCTGTAGCAGTAGCTCAAAAATTTAATGAAGAATTGCCCGGTAGTCCAACAGAGAACCGGGTATTGATTTTATCTCCAAAAGAGGTAAATCAAACAAAATCCGGACTCTTTATTCCGGAACAAGTAAAAGAGGGAGTACCTCGTAAAGGAGTAGTAGTAAAATCTGGTATCATCACCGAAGAATATAACACCTATAAGGACTTTGTTGCTATCGGTAGAATTGTTACCTATGGTTTATATGCAGGTAAGGAAATGGAATTTGAAACAGAAAAACTTTCTCCTGCATTGCAACAACTCCTGGAAAAGAACACTCTTACAGTGTTAAGTATGAATGAGGTAATCTATACCGAACCAAACGAGTAATTATTATGATAAAAGACAAAAAGAAAAAGAAAGTATCCTCAGATGGACTTTCTACAAAAGAAAAGATGCTGGCCAGAAAGAAACAGCTGGAATCAAAAGGTAATGGAGGTGGATTCGTATATCCTAAAGAAGGTACTTTAAGAATGAGAATAAAATCTCCAGGTGATGACCAGGAATTGGGTATAGAAGTTATTCAATTCTATTTAGGTAAAGATTTGGGAGGTATTATATCTCCAGCTACATTTGATGAACCATGCCCTTTCATGGAGAAATACCAAGAATTGAAAAATTCAAAGGATGACGATGACAAGGAACTTGCAAAAACCTTGGTACCAAGAAGAAAATATGTATTGGGCGGTCCAGTATATGTAGACGAAAAAGGTACTAAATTTGATTACGATGGCCAGGATAAGGGAGTTCTTGTTCCACGCTCTGTATATCAGGATGTTATTGACCTTTACCTTGATGAGGATGAAGCCGGTGATATGACTGATCCGAAAAATGGATATGATATTAAAATTATCCGTTCCGGTTCAGGTAAAATGGATACTACCTATTCTGCTCGTGCTTGTAAACCAACTAAGTTGGATAAGAAATACCAAGGTACAGTAGATTTGGAAGGTATAGTTCGTTCTCAAATCAAATCCTACGATGAGCTTGAGGAAATGCTTGCAAAATTCCTCAATGAAGACCATGGAGATGACGACGATGATGCTCCAAAGAAAAAGGGATTACATCGGGACCATTACATGGAAGACGAAAAACCAAAGAAAAAGAGAAAATACAAATCTGATATTTAAGGGTTAGTAAATATGGTTTCATTCGATAAGGTAGTAATTAGATTCATTCGGTTACTACCTTATTTAGTTTAAAGAGATTACATTATGGCAAAGTATGATAACATACCTGGATGTCCAGGATATTATATCTCTAAAAGAGGTCAGATATACTCAAGGATAATACCTAACGGGAACGATGCTGGTAAATTGGGAAAGGTATGGAGAGAAAGGAGAGTAAAGATAATGATTAAAACTCCAACCTATAGTACCAAACGAGTAAAGATACGAAATAAGTCATACTCTGTATCAAGGTTAGTAGCCATGACTTATATACCTAACCCAGAGAATAAACCCTGTGTATGTCATAAGGATAATAACCCATTAAATAATCATTATAAAAATCTATATTGGGGTACACACCAAGAGAATATGGCTCAGATGATAGTAGATGGTAGAAAACAAAAAGGGGAAGAATGCCCTAGATGGGTAAATAAAGAAATACCAGAGTTGTTTGACTATTATTGTGATGGTGTTAGTATTATGGAATTAGCAGAGATGTTCAATACGAACAAATCAATGATAAATAAAATAATAAGATATAAATTTAAAGAACTATGGCAAGGAAGAAAATAAAAGTACCCTCTCTGAATGAGATGAAGAAGAAATTCCCAGGTTTTTCTATAGCTTTAGAAGAAGATGATTCTAAGTTACCTTGGTTACCTTCAAGATTTTTAGCTTTTAATTATATTTTAGGTGGAGGAATTCCGTATGGGAAGATACTTGAGTTATTTGGTACTGAATCCTCTGGTAAAAGTCTAATGGCATATGATTTCGCATATTCCTGTCAGTATTTGAATGGAGTAGTTTTGTGGATAGATGCTGAACAATCTTTTACTAATTCTTGGGCTGAGATTAATGGACTAGATTTAAGTAGGGTAATTATCTATAGAGAAACTGCTATAGAAAAAATATCTGATTGGGTTGCATCTATGGCATTATATTGGAGAAGTCAGCTAGTAAATAATGAACCTATATTACTAATTTTGGATTCAGTTTCGGCTCTGGACACCGAAATAAATATAAACTCCGAAATGAGTAATGCTTCTGCCGATATGGGTAATCGAGCAAAAGCCATATATAAATATTTCCGTATAAGAAATGAAATGTTATACTCTTTGGGAGTAACTCAGATTTATATTAATCAATTACGTACTAATCTAAAAGCAGGTATGTTTGAAAATCCTGATACTACTCCTGGAGGAGCTGCCTTAAAATTCTATGCTTCTCAAAGAATAGGTTTATATGGAGGTAAATCCTTAACGAAGAAGATAAAAGGGAAGGAAAGAAAGATTGGTAGAGTAACTTCAATCCGTACAATGAAGAATAAGGTTGCTCCTCCAAGAGGGACTATAAAAGCTGCTCCAGTATATAATAACTCTAAATACCATGACGTAGGTTTTGATAAGATATATTGGTTAAATGAGATTCTTATAGAGGAAGAGATTATACAAAAATCTAATGGTGGAGTTTATAAATATAAAGGAGAAACTCTCTGTAGAGGAGAAGAGAAATTTTTAGCTTTACTAGAAGAGAATGATGAATTAAGACGTAAGCTTTTAAGAAAAGCCGGTATAAATACTATTGGAACTACTAAAAAGAAACTAGAATCATTAAATACTAACCTATTCCCAGTAGACGATGTTCAAGGGGAAGACGAAGAGGAGGAGGAAGACGATGAGTAAGAAAACAATATTATTGGTTGATGGATGTAATTTACTTCACCAAAGTTTTCACAAGTTCGAAAAACTTAAATCTACTGATGGTAAACCAAGTGGAGCAATATTCGGATTCTTCAAATCATTACATATGTACCTTACAAGGTTTGAACCAGATGATGTAGTAATAACTTTCGATAATGGTCATTCACCGGTAAGGATGGAGTTACTTCCTAATTATAAGGGACACAGAAAAAATATATCCGTAGATTATGAATCATTGCAAAATCAAAAGGCAATAATTATGAAGATATTGGGTATGCTAAGAATTCCTTATATATTCGATAAAAGGAATAAAACCCAATATGAAGGTGATGATTTCTTAGCATACCTTGTTATTAATACTTATCGGGCAGAAAAGGTAATATTGGTATCATCAGATAAGGATTTTAACCAACTCTTAAACAAGAACGTTAGGATACTGAATCCTCGGAAAGATGAAACAATCCGAGTAGATAACTGCAAAGAATTATTCGGTTATCATCCACATGAAACTGTACAGTACCTTGCAATGGTAGGTGATACTTCTGATGATATACCAGGATTCAATGGTATAGGTCCAGTAAAAGCAAGGAAGATACTAGATGAGTATGGTACTATCTATAAGTTCTTAGAAGCTAAACCTAATAAAGAATACTCTGAAGCTTGGGAAAGGAATCGTAAACTTATTGACTTATTCTGGTTTGTAGGTAATGTACCCTTGGATTCATTGCTAATCAAGAAGAAAAAGGTATTCAAGTATGAGAAATTCAGAGAACTATGTATCGAGTACTCATTAGCATCTTTTTTAACAAATGAATTTATAAAACCTTTTAAAAAATTACAAGAATGAAGAACGTAAAGATAATGTATGCAGGTCCAAGTGGAGTTGGAAAGACTACACTTGCAGAGTTTACTCCTAAGTTGTATCATTATGGTGTATGTGAAGCTCAACCTATGAGATTCATTTCTGGTAGTGTATCCGAATTGATACCTAAAACCAAAGATATGACCCATAAGGAGATGTTGGAAAGGAATCCAAAGGATTTACTTCTTGAAGATTATCAGATTCTAAACCTTCGGAATAAGTTATTCAAAGATGAAGAGGATTTTGTAACAGATAGAAGCTATCTTGATTCGGCAGCTTACTTTTATTACAAACAATCCCAGAATATCCCAAAATGTGAAATGGAACACTTCTTCGAGATGTGCAAGATGTTACTTAATCAACAATGTACTCATCTAATCATCTTAGACTTCACTACTGCAATGATTAAAGAATGGGTAACAGAGGATAATAATAAAAGGATTGAGAACAATTACTTTCAATTCTTGATATCTTCAATCATGGATAATATGATGAATATTTGGGGATTCATTCCGATAGAGGAAATTAACGTACTTTACAGAGGTTGGTTCAAAAGACAACCTCTTGAGTATGGTGCTACTAAAGGTACTATCAAATCTTGTTATGGAGAAACAAAAGTTATTCAGATACGAGAGGCTAATATAGATATCCGAAAAGAAATTATTCAAAGTTTTATCAATGAGTAAAGAAGTAATAGCAATTGCCTTTTCTGATTTACATATAAACTTATATGCTAAATTTAATGAAGGTAATAAAAGAACCCTGGATAGTTTCAGGGTTCTGTCGATTATAAAGGAACAATGTAAAAAGTATCAGTGTCCTGCTTTATTCTGTGGAGATTTGTTTCATAAAGCTGAAACACTGGACCAAGAATTAGCTGAGATTTGTTACAATGAGTTTAATAAACTTGGTAAACTAAATATATTGGCTATTTCGGGGAATCATTGTATAAAGAAGGTAAGTAGGATTGGTACTCAGCCATTTAGTTGGCTTTATTTAGTAGAAAGGTATGGTATAGAAATTATGGATTATCACAATAGACCACTATCTGCTTATCATCAGGATATAAGGGTATATGGAGTTCCTTATATTGATAATAATGTAGGTCTAAGTGAATATCTTAAGAAACTTAAATTAGATAAGAATGTTAAGAATATTCTTTTACTACACACTGATTATCCTGGAGCTAAGGATACAGATGGTAGGGAGATTAATTCAGTAGAAAACCTAAATGTAAATGTTCTTAATAAATTTGACCTGGTATTATGTGGTCATATACATAAACCCCAGAGGCTTTCAAAGAAGGTTTATATGATAGGTGCTCCCAATCATCAGAGAAGAACAGACAGAGGTTGTAAATTAGGATACTGGAAAATATATTCAGACCTAAGTATGCAATTTGTACACTTAAAGCAATTCCCAAAATTCATCGATGTAGAATCAGAAGATGAAATTAAGGATGATGGTAATTATTATACCGTTTTACCTAAGAAAACTAGTAACTTAGTAAATACTAACCATAAAATCACTAAGCAACTTTCTAAGAAAGCTCTAGCTAAAAGGTATCTTAAGGAAAAAGGTATAAAAGAAGAAGAGAAGAAGAATCTTCTCATTGATGTACTTAAAAAAGCAGAAGTATGTTGACATTTATGAATATGAACGTTGTAGGGTTCTGTTCAATAGAGAACCTACACATATCATTAAACCCCAGTTGTACCATACTTATCAAGGCACCCAATGGAAAAGGGAAGAGTTCTATCTTATCGGCATTGGTATGGGCAATATATGGGAAAAACCTAAAAGGTGTATCCGAAGTTACTACCTGGGAAAAGGTAAGACCTAAGGATTATTCCGGAGTAATGGTAGAAGTATATTTTCAGAAAAACGAACACATCTATAAAATCATCCGTTGTCAGAAATGCGACTTGGTTTTAGAAGATGGAGCTAAAGGTAAGGATAGACTTATATTTCTGAAAGATAATGAGTTAGTGAATGTAAAAGGTAAGAATAAACTCCAAGATACTATTAATGCAGAACTTGGATTATCTTACACTTTATTCATGAACTCGATAATGTTTGGTCAAGGGATTAAGAGGTTAATACAAGAATCAAATGCCGACAAGAAAAGGATATTTGAGGAAGTATTTGACCTTGAGTTCTTGAATATAGCTAAAGGAATAGCTATGCAGGATAAAAATAACCTGTTAGCTCAAGCAAACGAGGCAGAACATCAATCCGAGTTACTTAAAAGGGAATTGGAAGCTAGTAAAGAGGCTTACTTTGATTTACGTGACAGGGAGAAAGGTTTTAAAGAGAAAATCAAATCGGAACGTAGAGAGTTAAAGAAAGACAGGGAAAAGCTAACTAAGTTACTGATTGAAAAACAAAAGGCACTTAAGGATGAAGTAGAAAAAAGTCTTCAGGTAAAGATTAAAAAACATAGTACCTATGTAGATACTCTTAAGTCAAAGCTTAGGGATAATAGAATGGTTGCAGAAGGGGTTTCTTTACCAGATTTTGTAAAGAAACTTAAGATACAGTTAGATAAAGGCCACTACAAACGTGCAAAGGCGAGCGTAGATATTATTTACAATGCCCTGATTAATTCTGATAAGTTACGAGAAGAATATGAGGATGCTCTAGAAAGGTTAGATGAATTGAGGACTACAAATGAAAAGTATAAGAGACTTCAAAAAGACTGTGAAGACATTGCTTCAGATATTGCCTCTATTGACGAGGATTTGGAAAAGCTCAAACGAGAGAAGCTTAAGGTTATGTCTCCTAAGTATAAAGAGAAACTTAAGGAAATTAGAAAGAATCTTCGTAAGGTAGACGAGGATTACCATAATAAGGAATTAGAGTTAAAGAATTACGATTGGTTACTTAATGACCCACTTGGTAATAATGGAATCAAGGCTTATCTGTTTGATTCATCTCTGGATATGTTAAATAGAACACTTGATAAATATTCTCAAGTATTGGGATTCAGGATTGAATTTGGTATAGATTTGGGTACTATTAGAAAAGACTTTTATACTTTAATTGAAAGGGATGGACAAATTATTGATTATGATGAACTATCGGGAGGAGAACGACAACTTTGTAATGTAGCAATGGCTTTTGCTATGAACGAATCTCTAACTGCTTCCAAAGGGATTAATCTAGCCTTCTTAGATGAAGTATTTGAATCTTTAAGCTCAGATAATGTAGAGGTGGTTACATCCTTAATCAGGCATACTTTTGCAAATAAGACCCTATTTCTAATTACCCATTTAGATTCACTTCCATTATCTAATACTAAAATCCTGCAAGTTGAAAAGGTGAATGGCCTGAGTAGGTACCAACTACTATAATGATATAAAATATAATACATCATGAATAGTAAGAAAAAAGGCTCAAGATTTGAATTAAAAATGTCTAAGTGGTTTACTAAATGGACCACTTATACTTGGAATAGAGTTCCAATGTCAGGGGCTTGGCATTCTAATAAGGATGCTGCTTCTGATATTACTTGTGTAGATGAAAGACATGCTCACAGGTGTAAAATATCAGTTGAGTGTAAAAACTATAAGGAAATTAAATTTGAACACATTCTTTTAGGCAATAAGAGATGTGATATATTGAAATTCTGGTCTCAAGCTTCTAAGGATGCCAAAAGAGCAAATAAGGTACCTGTTCTTTGTATGAGGTATAACTCTATGCCTGCAGAGGAATTCTTTTTCGTAGTAGATTATAAACTCGGAAGTATCATAGCTCAGTATATTACTAAGTCAATGTATATCCAAGTACAGGAGAATACTCTTATGGTATTTATGGCTAGTGAGGTATTAAACGTGCCTTACAAATTAATTCATAAGCAAGCTAAGTTAATTCTTAAAAACTCCTAAACCATGAAGAAAAGTACCCCATATTCATATTGTATCTTCTACATCGAAAGAAAGTACTCTCATAGAATTAATCAAGAACTTAAAGAAAAGGGGTATGACCAACTTAAAGCCATTATCCCTACAGTAAATGTATTGAAGAAAACTATAAAAGGTAAGATGGTATTTGAAGAAGTACCGGTATTATTCAATTATGGTTTTATGAGGATGCCTACAGAATTTGCTTTCTCTAGACCTTTTCTTAATAAATTAAAGAGAAACATATCTGGCATTAGAACTTGGTTAAAGAATACAGAGACAATGCACCAAAGGAAAAAGAAAATCAGAATTGATAACTCTGAAGACTTTGATGATTTTTCTTTAGTAGCTACATGCTCAAGAAAGGATGTTAGAAGGTTTAAGAGAATGGCCAAAGAGAATAAGAAATTTTCGGTAGATGACTTGATGAATGTCTCGATAGGAGATTACATTGTATTAAAGGGTTATCCTTATGAGGGTATTGATGCTACTGTATTAGAGGTAGATTACATCAATAAAATGGTAAAGATGCTTTTATATCCTGAAATGGGTAGAATGGAGATTTGGTTACCCTTCGATAATGTTATCTATAGCGTATATCAAAATTACGACCCAGATAAGTTATATGCCAACTCTCAAGAGTTTGACCCAAATCAAATAACCTGTGAACAAATCGATAGAGTACTGAATATAAAATCAAGGAAAAGGAAATGAACGAGGCTCAAAAAAAAGCATGGGACTGTCTAAAAGATTTAGAACAGAAATCCTTATTCCTTCAATTATCAGAAAACAAATCCTCATGGGAAGCTGGTGAAATTTTAAAATTGTCACATTACAAGTATCTAGAAGTTCGGGAAAGGTCAGAAAAGTTTTTCAGATTATTCTCGGACTTTTTTGAGAAACACGCTTCTCTATTTCGACCAGATTGTCCATGTGAGAGAAGTTTTCAAGATTATATTGAAGGTTGTCTAGAAAGAAGGTTAACTAGAAAAGAAGCAATGATTTACATTGGTGATTCAGTTCACTTACTCTCTAAAGTAACTAACCGTAACATAGAAAGAAATATGAAACGGTTAAGAGAATCTGATGATGAGTGGGATAAAGACACTGCTCGTATAGTATTTGAATTTGATAGATGGAACAACTTTAGGATATTACCTAAGATGTTACAGCAACCATCTGCATTCAAGAGACGGGCAAATAAGAAGGACAAGATATATATCAAGTATCTTCTTAATCGTATCCCAGAATGGATGCACACTAAATTAAGAGAAAGGTTTAAGTACAAAGTAAAACCCGGTAAAAAGAAATACTGGGTATGTTTGATATCAGAGGAATTATATACGGATGGCTATCTATTATTACCCGTAAGACCTTTGCAAGAAGTTATTGATGAATTTAGTAGATTCTATATGTACGTCTTTCCTACTAAGGATGACGCAGATACCTTTGGTTTTATGGTATCCAAGTTTATGATTAAAACTGGTAGTGTAAGGCTTGGACAAGGATTCTGGCCTGAATACAGATGCTGCATTGAAAAAGCATTGAACTATAATCAAGTGAATAACATAGAATTCTCTGTTAAGAATTTAGACATGGCCTACAATCTTCATAAAACCAAAAGAAGAAAAAAGGCTAAATCTACCGGAGCCAAACGTATCGAAGATACCTCAGCTTTTTATAAAAAAGATTAGAAAAGTATTTTTATATAAAATATTATTCTTATATTTGCAAAGTGAATTAATAAAAACAACAAATTTAATATAGATATGAAAAAGAAAAAGAATAAACCAGCACCATCTAAGGAGAAAGCCAGTTTCCTTGGTCATGCAGGAAGAAACATGACCTACAGGGATTTAAAAAGAAAGGCTGTCATATTGGGGATGCCTTTTCCTGATGCCTGTGCTGCAGGAATATTCGATTTAATTGGTTATATCGAAAGGTCAACCAACAAACCAGACAAATCATTAATTGACCAATATGATGATTGGATGGATAAACAATTAGAGAACATAGGTTATTCAAAAGACGATCCTTTAAGAAGTTCTAAATTAAGGCTTGGGTTTCTCGGAGAAGAAGGAGAAAACGGGAAGAGGAGAAATAAAAGAGTTCCAGGGATAAAGAAACCAAGAGAAAAAAAGCCACCGAGAGAAAGGGATGAATTTAATCTTATCAAAGGTACAAAGAAATCTTATGTATGGTCATTAGTTTCAAAGGGTTATGATTTAGATAGAGTAACTCGGAGAATGAAAAAGAAATTCCCGGATGCAAATGATAAATCGATAACACTTTGGTTTAGAACTGCAAGGAGAAGTATAAATGGTAAAGTTAAAGGAGAGTAGCAGGGAACCAATAAGGTCAGATAGATATTATATTTGGACTTGGAGACCAGATACTACCAATAAGTATATTACCGAAAAGAAATTATATCGGAAACATCTTACTGGTATACCATATTTTACTAGATACCAAATAAAAAAGACTCTTACTTACATTTATGGAGTTGATGTTCTTCAATATATCCATATTATATCAGGCAGGAAATTACTTAGGCAAGGGATAAGAATACTTCAAGATATGAATGGTTTAAGACATACATCTGGCTCTACTAAATTCTGGTATAAAGGGAAATTGGTTAAGGCCAGGAAGTTTATTATCCCGGATGAATATAAAATTGATAAACACCGAAGACGAAGGTTCATGGTTCAAATGCACCGGGTCTTTAAATCAAAAGGAAAGAAGGTATTCAATGAAAGATACTCACAAAAATTGTATGGACAACGGGAAGGCATATCTCCCAAGTATATCCGGAAGAAGAGAATACAAATCCATTCTGCTATCTTACAGGATTTACGAAAGGCTGAGTCAAGAGGAAAAGATTAAATATAATATTCTATCCTTACAGTATCCACCTTTGGTAGGTTCATTGGCCCTTTATCTAAGAAAGAAAATGAATATCCCAATGCAGAAAGTACTATTTATCAAAGCACAAAGGGATATGATAGATATCTTTTATCGGGAATCCTTAAACCATTTGGGATGGCAACCAAAAGAAAGGTTCTTAGTAAAAGCTTTAAGATTTCAGGGATTTATTCCTGTAAGCAAATATAGAATGAGAAGCAAATATGCCTACATTATGACAAACAGGATGCTAGAAAATGAATATTGGGTATTTCCCATGAGATTAGCTGATAACTATAAATCAATGCAAAATCCAAAATACAAATCCTATACCGAAGTATTTGGTAAGGCAGGCATTCCAGGTATAACTAAAATTAAATATAGCAATGGAAACTAAAAACCCAGTACCAGAAGTAAAGGTACATAAACAATTAAATCCATTCATGGGTAAATCCTTTAAGGTTAATACCTATAATGACCAAGATGAAGTTATCGATACAGAAGATGTAAAGATAGAATCTCAAGAAGAACTAAAGACCGTAATTGATGAGGTAAAACAATATAATATTGCATTTGCTTATCTTACGGGAAGCGAAAGAAAATACAAGAAACTTATAACAGAGTGATATAACTATTGATTATTAACATTTTAAACATTTACGAAAATGGCTAAGAAAAAAGAAACCAAAAAGGTAGAGTTAAAAGAAGTATCTCGCAAAGAGATTAATGGTGCCATCATCATTACTTACGAAGATGGCTCAGTAAAAATTATCCCGGCTCCTATCCTGTTGTCTGCCGAAGAAGCAAAAGACTTATTTGCTTCAGAAGAAGAAGATGATGACGACGAAGACGAGGAGGAAGAAGATGATGACGACGAAGACGAAGATTCCGATGAGGATGACGAGGATGAGGACTCTGATGATGAGGAAGAAGATGAAGAAGATGATGAAGACTCGGAAGAAGATGAAGAAGATGATGAAGACTCGGAAGAAGATGATGAAGATGATGAAGACTCGGAAGAAGAACTGACCGGTGAAGACCTTGCAGAAATGGACTTCGAAGAACTGGAAGATGTTTGCGACGATAAAGACCTCGAAACTGACCCGGACGACTTTGAAGAAGAAGACATCGAAAAACTCCGCAAGGCAATTGCCAAAGAACTCGGTATCAAATTGCCGGCAAAGAAAGAAGCCAAAGGTAAAGGTAAGAAAGGGAAAAAATAATCTATTATCTTTCAAAGGTTACGAGGGTTGGGCTAAAGCAATAGCCCACCTTTACCAGAAATCTCATTCTATTAATTAAATAAACTAAAGTATTATGGCAACTAAGAAAAAAGAAGACTCTAAGAAAAATGGTACAGAGAAAGTAAAGGACGAAGCTAAAGAAGCAAAACGTAAGGCAAGAATGGAAGCCTTGAAAAATCGTCCTGCAGAACAACGCCCCAACAGCAAACAGATTGATATTATTAAAATTAACGAAAAATCCGAAGTTCGCAATTACGGCTATGCTGTAAAGAACAAAGAAGGCTATCAGGGAGTAGTGGTAACATCGGTTCTGGTAATAGAAGGAAAACCAGCTACAACCTCAGTGACATTCGTTCCCGGTAATTTAACCGTTAAGTCTAAAAAGGGGCACGGAATCATTTGCAATCCGAAGTCTAAAAAAGACAAAGAGGAAGCAGGAGATTCCGAAGATTAACAGACTCATATAGCGAGTACATCGCTAATGGTTTGCATAGTTTATTAGTATTTCAAAAATTGTATTTTAGAAGCCTATTGCCTGCGAAGGTAGTAGGCTTTATTTATTTTATATGTTATGGAAGACAAAAGAGAAATCAGAAAGAATATAACTATCATCGCATTAGATAATCTTATTCAGAATTATACTAATACACTAGAAGATAAGAATATGGACCCTCCTTTATCGAATGAAGAAAGGGAGTTAGCTGATTTAATAATTAAAGAGGCTAAGGAGATGCTAACGGAAATTGCTTCAGAAAATACTAACCATATAATACCGAGACCAAAATGGAAATGACAGTAAGAGACATTATTCAAACCATACAACAGTTAATCAAGGATAGAGACTTTACTATCTATCAACTACAAGTTGCTCAGAGACAAGGTAGGAGAGGGTATGCCCAAAAATATGCCATTCATTTAAAGTATGTTAAGAATCGGATTAAAGACTTCTCTAATAAATTAGAGAAGAAACTAAAAGGCACTATCTCTATCGTTAAGTACAGTTATCATAACGGATGTGGTGAATTAGTTACTGTAGAACAAGAATTTGTGAATCTATCCGAACAAGAGATACGAGATATCATGGAAGTTCAGGCCATTATACATAAAATGGATATAACTATCCTAGAAATTAAAGAAATCCCTACTCAGGTTAGGATTATATAACTATGGATAATTACTAAGGAAAATTTTAATCCACTTAAAAATTAAAGACATGAAGAAAGACAAGAAGAAGGCTAAACCGGTTAATAAGACTCCGGAGCTTTCAAAAGCAAAAAAAGCATTGGATGATTATCTTAAAGAAAACAAGTTGGACCCTCAAAAGGACTGGACCAAAGACAAGAAACATGGTAAGAAGGTTACCGAGCTTGTTAACAAGCTCAACAAGGAACGGGACAAAGTCGCTGCCGAATATCCTGAAAAGGATTTGAAGAATGAGGCTAAACTCGTTAAGATGAAAGAGAAGAAGAATGCCGAAAAGACTGAAAAGAAAAAAGAGAAGAAGGAAAAAGCTTCTTCAGGTAGAACGGTAACGAAATACGATTATCCTCTCATCGATGGTCGGGAAATGACTTCCGATGAAAAGAAAAAATATCGTACCGAACAAAGAAAACTCGCTGCTGGCAAAGCTCCAAAGGAAGAAAAACCGAAAGAGGAGAAAACCAAGAAGGTAAAGAAGGAAGAAAAAGAGGTTCCGGCAAAGAAGGACAAAAAGGCCAAAGACAAAAAGAAAAAGAAGGCCGTCAAAGAAGAGGATTAATTCCATAATCGATATAAATATTCGTTAATGATGTAAAGGCCTGAGTATTCCCATAGTACTTGGGCCTTTTTCTTTTAAAAGATTAAATACATGGAAGAAAAAGTATATAAACCCAAACTTCGTATCACAACTCTCGAGGAAAATGGCTCTTACATTCAAGATAGATTGGTAGATGCCTATACCGAGATGAATTCAGGTCCTAAGGTACAACATAATGGACCCATAAGAATAGAAGTTACTCTTACAAATAAACAAGATGTTGAGAACTTTAAGAATTACTTAGATAGATTAGTAGGTAACCTACCTATCAAAGAACAATCAGCGGGAAGAGGTAGACCTTCAACTGGCAGTAAGCAATTAACCGAATCACCCAGAGAAGACATATTGGCAGATGTAGAGAAAATGGTTGAAGAAGGTAAGAGCCAACAAGAGATTATTAAGTATTTAAGGGAATTGGGATTTGTCTTTATCCTTACAGAAGACTTTCTTTTTCACTTCCCAGGATTTGAGTTCAATATTAAGGATGTGGGAGAAGCAACTGATAATAAGCAATATCCTAATTCATATTCTTGGATGGCAAGATGTATCAAACGAGCAAAGGACCCCAAATCAGATAAATTCGACCCAATGGTCATCTTCGGCTTTAGTATCCTTGGTGGACCATCGAAGAAAATTGTTCCGTACCTTTATAAAGAAAGGAAGAAACCGTTAAGGGCCTCTGTTGGTAAGAAAACCATATCCTTCTCTCAAGCAGAGTTCACCAAGTTCCCTAAATACCAACTTGAAGAAGAACGATTAAAGTTCTCGGCTGAGATGAGGCAATTAATGACTAACCCAGATAAGAAACCTTCAAAGTTCTTCCTTCGTTGGGCACCAGATGTATTATTATCTCCTAATGCCTATGAATCCCTTAAGAGGTTAAATATTAAGTTTGCTAATGATAATCAAAAAGGATAACATACCCTTTCTAGAAGGTTACTTTATAAGTAAGAATGGAAGACTTTGGAGTAGATATGATAAGTCTGGCCATATTACTAAAGAATCTTGGCATAGAGTTAAATATAATACTTCTAAACAAGGGTACAAGTTTATTCAAAGACGCGGGAAGATACATTATATACATAGGTTAGTAGCTATGGTTTATATACCTAATCCAGAAAACAAGGCCTATGTATGTCATAAAGACAATAACCCTTGTAATAACCACATAGATAATTTATATTGGGGTACACCTTCTGAAAATACTCAGCAATGTATACGAGATGGTAGAGGATACATTGGAGATAAAAATCCTAGAGCTAAAGTAAAGAACATAGACCGAGAAATAATACGTAGAAAATTTACTCTTGGGTCAACTATCAATGAATTAACAAAAGAGTATAACCTCTCAAGGTCTGCTATACGAAAGATCCTCTACCTCAGTATTTAATAAAAGAGTATTATTTATTAAAATAAAATTCTTATATTTGTATAACGAAAAATAATATTAAAATGGATGCAGAAACCAAAGAGGTAGTAAAGAACATTGCTCAGATTCAAATTGAGGCATTGACTAATATCAAAAACAATATCACTCGAACCAATCCTGATTTACTCAGGAAGTTGTTACAGATAAACGATGGAGAGATGCTTGATTCAGTCAATCATCATATTCAGATTTACGAAGAGATATACGAAATGCCTCAATTGATAAAGACTCTGAACGAATATCAATTATATATCTGTTCTCATATACTATTCAAAATGGAAGATGAATGGATACATGATTTATCCCAAGGAGTTTACGGAGCATGGGAACTATTACACAGAGAAACCAATAAATTTCATCCTGAACTCATATTAATAATTTAATTTAATATATGGACAAGAACGAATATTTAGAATCAGTTGAATTGAACACTGGAGTTGAAATGATTCCTTGCGAATCCTCAAACATTGAAGGCTATGGCTACGACTCCAAGAATAAACAATTATGGGTTGCTTTCAAAAACAACAAAGTTTATCGCTATGATGATGTACCCTATGAAATCTGTAACAAATTACACTTAGCAGAATCCAAGGGTAAATACGTTTCTCATAATATCAGGAACAAATTCAAAACTACAGGCTATGAACTCAGGTCTTAGAAAATTACCCATCATAGGGTTAGCAGGATTTATCTTAATCGGGATAGCTTTCGGTTCAAAATCTAAAACTACACCGAGCGAGGCAAATCCTGCTTCGTTGTTCTGGGCAGGTTTACCTACACCAGAATCTCAAGGTTATAATATTACCTTTGAATCGGAACCTAATCAACCCAAATCATTGAAGGACTCCATTAAAGAGATGGCAAATAGGTTGGGTAAAAGAATCTACGAATATATTGTAGAAACAGAAATAATCCCAGAGAATCAAATCTACCAAATAAGTAATTCTGGATACCAGCAATATGAAGTAACTAGAAAGGGAGTAGGTTATTCCTATACTGTAGTTAAATTTTATACAGATAAGAAACTAACCTATCAGGATGCAATTAAATATGCCGAAAGACATCCAGAACATTGCATACCTATAACTCCTACACCTAAAGAGAAAAGCGAACTAGATTATTACAATGAGAATCTGGACGAATACCTTTCAGACCCAGAAAATGAAATCGATTTTGTACCAGAGATCTTCGACTTCCTAGCCGATTAACCTCAGCTATTGAAAAATAAATAATAAATTTGTTTGCTATTAAAAATAAAGTTCTTATATTTGCAATGTGATAATTAATTAACTATTTAATCATTTTAATATAGACGTTATGAAAAAGAATGAATCAAAGGTTGCTAACCTTATCAGTAACAAAGTTGCTCAACAGTTAGAAGGAATTAAGGATGCTACATCCAAGTCTAAAACTCCCAAAGCCAAAAAGACTAAGGCTCAATTGGTAGAGGCATCAAAGGATGCTGCTAAGGAATTTGCCGATGCCAAATTGGTTCCACTTAAATCCGAAGACCAAACCTTAAAAGGTAAATCCAAAAAGGAACAGGTTATCAAGGAAGTAGAAAAACAACAGAAACCATCCATTATTGAAAAGGTAATCTCAAATCGGGAAGTAAAATACGTATACCCAGAGGATATCACCGATACCCTGGCCCGGAAGAAATGGAGACAACAAACTCGTAATGAACTCCATAGACTTGAACGGGAAATGTTCCGTATCAAGGACCAAAACTCTAAGGAGTTCAAGAAAGCTGCCAAAGCTTATGAGGACTTTCGTAATAAGGTTCTCAAACCAGAACAAGTTGCATAGATATTATCTTTCAAGGAAGTCATGCTTAGTTCCTTAGGTTTCCAGAGCCTCCTGGATTAAGTTATGGCTTCCTTTCACCATTAATACCAGTATAATGGATTATACTATATTCTCTGCAAAGGAGATGTTAAAGCAGGACAAGGAATTAGTGGAGTTACATAAGAGATGCGTAAAAACATATCTAGTGCAACGTTCACTAAAGCATGCTAAGATTAAGAAGTTCTTTATTGTATACGACTGGTATATTAATCCCAGTAACGTGAGGAATTTCTTTTTCAGGCCAGTACATTTATTCGTGCAGGCATTACTCTTGGGACAATTAGACGAAATATCAGATTATATAGAAAAAGACAATGGCAATAAGAAACGTAAGAAAAGAAGACATAGAAAAGGTTGAGGTAGAATATCTCAAAGGTAAATATCAGTATAAAAAATCCTATGGTACCATCAGTAGAAAGAACCATAAAATCCTTTTCTCTGGTCCAGTAGTTGATTTACAACCTGCCTTAGAGAATATCCGGTCATTGGTAAGGACTCCCGAAAACCGAATCTCTACCGAATCTCGGAGAAAACTAAAGGCTCTTGAAGAAAAGGCATCTAACCTTAATAACTTCAAGGACCAAGGTATAACCCACATAATCATATACAGATGTTTGGGACAATAGTAAAAGACCTATATATAGGTAAATCGAAATTGATAATAAAGTGTAATCAAAGAGAATTACCACAAACCACCTTAGTAATGGATGTATTACAACCTACAGGTTTTACTGGTAATATGCCAGATTATGGTACTTATGGTAATCTACTTGCTACCGGTGAGTTTGAAATAACTCCTGTAATGCCTAAACATAGACTTTATGTTACGGGTATACCAAAAGGAGCAATCCTTGATAATTTTCGGATTAGAAGGGTTTATTGGTCTTCATACTATGAGGATGATATAAGGGGATATTTATTTCAGATAACTGATGAATATCCCAAGTTAATAATCACAAAGTAAAGTTATATGGAAGCAATAGATTATGTCAAGTTATTTAAACTTGACCAAGAGAATTATGATTTCAAAAGGGAAGAGTTTATATCCGAATTAGGTAAAGATTTTCTAGATTATTGCCAAACAACTACCATTGGTATTAACTCAAAGACCAAGCAAATATATTACTACCGGTTCAGGGAAATAGTTAAAAATTTCCAGGAAAAGTTTTGGAGTATTTCAAGGCTAAAGATAGGAGAACCATTTTCAGAGAAATTATGGAATGCCTTCTTTGCAACTCAGGTAGTCCCTTTAAGGAAAAAGTTATTCCCCGATATTCAGAAGTTTATTGAGGAAAAGAAAAGGGAATACCTTGATAAACAAGACAAATTACCATTGGACCGTAAAAAAGGCAATTATGGCAAAAGAAATCCTAGACCTACACGGAAATAAATTTAAGGTAGGAGATTATAAACTTAGCCTTGAAATTCCGATAGGTAAATGTGATAAATTAATATTCACCCGGGACCATATCTCGGGTGAAATCTTTAATTTATTTGTGAAAGGTAAAATCTATAAGGCCTATTTCTATAACCTTAGCATTAACTGTTATGTATGTTATAAACTAGAGCTGGTAGGTTATGATGAATCTAAAGATATAAGAAAGGCTTATTTGTATGGCAAAAGAAGATAAAATAGTAAGATTCCCACGTCCTCTGGGTACTACTGCAATGATACTCGAATATCAGAAAAGTGGTAATCCGGAGGATTTGATTAAGGTACAGAATTACCTCATTAACCAATGGCTTTTGGGAAATGGAGTCCTATGTGGAGTGACCTATGATATCAATTCATTCTCTAACCGATTAGGAATTGATACAGAATATGTACGTATCTTTATGAGGGATAGATTATTATCCTCTAAGATTTGGGATAGAGATAAACAAGAAGAATTACTACAAGCATTAATGGGAGAACAACTAGCATGGGCTTTAGAAGACCGTATGGAAATCTCCCATCAACTTCAGATATTAAGGGATTCTCAGGGAGGCAAATATACTCCCTTTATATCTGCCGAAGTAAATAAGACATTGAAGCTTAAACTGGAATCCTCTACATCCTTGCAATCTATTATCCGTAACCTTACTGGAGGCAATACAACCAATATATTTAACCAGTTCAATCAACAAAATAACCTGGGTGCTCCAGTAGATACTATCTCCATAGAGGAAGCCAGAACTATTGTATTAGAATCTCAAAAGGTTCTATCTAAGCCTGAAGAGGCTAAACTATTGGAAGAGAAGTATGACATCAATAGCCTACCCGAAGTAGTAGCTACTAAACAGGAGGGAGTAGATACTTCTAAGGAGGGTCTTAATCTGAATAAAAAAGAACTTAATCAGATTACGGATAATTATAAGGCTGCAATGGAAGTATCCTCTAAAGAGCATCATGAATTGCGCAGGGAGATAGAAATGAGGATTGACCCAGATGATGAAGACCCAGAAATGGATAGATACTTAGATGAGGAAGTAATAGAAGCAGAAGAAGTTCCTTCAATTGCATCTTCATTCCTTAACAAAAGAAGATAACTAAAGAGGCTACCTACTAATGGTGGCCTCAGTTGTGTATATACGGATTTGCATATTAAAAATAAAAGAATTATATTTGCATATCAAATTTAAAAATAGACGAAAATATGGAAACATTCAACCAAGAACACAAGGAAACCAAGATTAACAAAATTAATCAAGGTACTTATTTTAGACTCAAACCCTCAGATACTGCTCCTGTATGGGTTAGAGGAGAATACAACCGTTTAGCCGGTAAATATTCCTGCTGGAAATTCGATGATACCAATCATGAAAAACTCATAAAAGGTTCTCAAACTGTATATATTAACTTTACATTTTAACAACATGTTCAAATTCTTCAGAAAGAAAAAGATGGTTAGAGTTATCAAATGCTCTAACCTATTTAAACTACAAAAGATAGAAGGCTTAGATAACTCTTATAACATTACCATTAGTAGTTATCTTCAAGATTTTCAGGTTAGAGTACAATCAATTCTTAATGAACTCCATATCTATGATGACCGAGTATGGATAGAAGCTTATAGAGAATATCAGAAAAATTACAAGGTATACGATATAGTACCAGACCTATTACTTTATAAGATACCAGTATTATTTGCTTTATCCTATCCAGAAGTAAAGACTAAAACTGATAAGAATTTTACCTTCAGATACTATATTCCAGATCAATCATATTATAAGGCTCTACCAGATGAGTTCAAATTGGATTGGATTGAGGATGAATTCAAAACCCTGTATTCAAGGATATATGGGTATCTACCAGAAGGAAAGATAACAGTAGATGAATATATACAGATTATTAGGTTCAACTACTGTAAGAACTGGGATATCCTTAGGAGTAATCCATCCAGTATTCATAATTACTTTGAGGAATGTATGGATATCATTATGTCATTCATAGATGAAGATTGCTTGGTAACAGTATCTAACATTATAGAAAGATGGGCTGAAGAAATGCAAGAGAAATTATTAACCCTTAAAAATAACAGAGATGAACAAATTTAGATTCAAGGTATCTACCATGTTAGAACAGGTAGAAGAGGATTACATTAAATTCGTAGGAGATAATTATGGTGTAAACCGGGATGAATTCCTTAAAGACTTCAAGGCCAAACTTAATCTCGAAAGTCACTTTATATCTACTACGGTACATGCTGAATTAATCGAATATGAACCAAATCGTATCATCATTCAGACTTCTAAGTATAATACCCTATCAAAGGAATACAAAGACCATTATCTTTGGGTATTTACTAGTAATGGAGACAAAAAGTATGACTGGGACTTAATCAGATTCCGGGCTCTACCTCAGTAATTATTAAATAGTTTATTAATTCTTTTGCAGATATAAGAAATTTATTTATATTTGTATTGAATTAATAAACTATTAAAATTTTATAACTATGTCAAAGTATTACTTATCTATCGAACAAAGAGGAGGAATTATCAATCGTATACCTATTAAAGAGGAAGATCCTGATATGCAAGGTATCCTTGATGTCCTCATTAAAATGTACAGAATCATAGAGGAGGTTGCCCCTGAGGACCCAATCGATTATGAGGTCTTAATCGATACAATAATCCTTAGAATTGACCGACTTTATATTGAAACAATAGAAACTTACGATGGAGGTTTACAAGAAATTCGACAACAAATACCTCTTGGAAATACAGACCAATGTGTAAGAAACCTATTGGATATCATCAAAGATAGAAAAGGTACTGAAAAAGCTGCCCAGGAATTAGTGGAAGCTTTACAAGGAAGCTGGGCTATGGAAGAGAAAAAAGGGCCTATACCACCGAAATATGCTGACCAATTCCTTAGCCAGGTTATTAACTTAGTCTGGTCAAAACTTACCAAGATGACAGACTAATATACTCCTATCCTCAGCCATTTTAAAAATAAAAGATTATTATTTTGTAGTATAATATGAAATTATTATATTTGCATATCAAATTTAAAAATAGACGAAAATATGGAAACAACAACATCTAAATCCTCTATCCAGAACTTGGACGAGGTACTTAAAAGATTCCTTGCTAACAAAAACACTTTCTCTCTTACAGAAGAGGAAAACGAGAACCTAAAGGATATCTTATTCGAACTGCTCAGTAAGATATACGATAACTATCAATTGGCCTGCATTGATATCAATCAAATCTGGGCATATGAAACCTGCTATTATACTTTCACATTTGAAAGTCTAATTACAGTAGATAGACAAAGAGAAAACATCATTGCCGATGGCTGCATTAAATTTATGCAAAGCTTTACCGATGGTGATGCTATATTTATCTCGTTCACCAAGCTGGATAAAAACAATTGGATTTACCAACTTAACTTCAGAATATCATGAACAAAGAAGAATTAAAATCTCTGGCCTTACAATTACACCAGGCACAGATACAAGAATATCCCTGGGTCTCAGCAGACCCAGAGGATGCTGAATCCTATATTAGGACTTATGGAGATACTAACGTACACTTGTACTACGATTATTTACTTGCTAACAACATAGGAGAAGTAGAAGAATGACAATTAGAGCTATTTTAGAAACAGAAACCGTGGACCCTGACTTTAGGGAACCATTCTTAAATGGGATGCCATTTGACATTACCGAGTCAACATTTGATAGAATCGTACGCTATGCTTCGGGATGTACCGATGTTCAACAACCGGACATAATTGCCATGGTCATTCAACATTCTTTAGATAATCGTAAAAAGTTATCAGAATTACTTGACAGATGTAATAATACTACACAAATGAGAGTACTTATACCAGTACCAATTTCTCCAATTATCTTTATCCATCAGTACCAAAATACTCTTAAAAAGGTCTTAAAGGAGAGAATCAAAGGAACACTGGACGGCCTATCAAAAGAACAACGTGCAGAACTCCTTAATGAGGTACTTAATGAAACTCTAAATGATGATTCTCTTAACGGGGGATTAACCAATTGTTTTCATATCTATCCTAGAGGCAGGACTCTAATATAACTAAGAGCCTGCCTCTACCTCAGTTATATTTGCAAATTATTATATTATTTCTTATCTTTGTAGTGAGAAATAAAAATATATTTATTCATTTTAAAATAGACCACAACATGATTAACATTTACAAACTCACCAACCTACTGGAAGCTGGGATGACAATATTCCAACTCAATCAATGGAAAGAAGAAGGTATTTGGTATCCAGTTACCCAATACAAAAAGGCCTCTACCGAAATAGAGGTAGTAACCAATTTATTTGTACCCGATGCTAAGAAATTTCATATCCAGTTATTTGCAAACTGTGACCCTGAAGAAGTTCAGGCCTGGGATGAACTTCTTGAAAAAAACCAATGGAAACTTTACCCATTACTCAGGGATCTCATGAATATATTTCTTCCATCCCCTGAATCTGAATATCAATTCTTTTATACCAAGTTCCCGAAGGGTTTTATATCAGTAATTGCTCAACCAATATAATCCAATGAAACCTAATCTTGTCCTGATATTGGTATATGGGAGGAATCTCCTAATTATGGGTGCCTCCCAATACCCTACTAGTGAAATAGAATTAACTTATGAGAATACTAATTGCTTAATACTAATGATATGCTAGTACAAGGGAAATTTCTTATATCCTTCGATGTACAAGGAATAGGGTTTTGCGAAGAATTAATTATAACCTACAGGACTGAGGAGCTAACTCCGTATCTTAGGTACCCAGCAGTTAAGCTTAACCCCAATCATCTGCACATATATCAAACTAAGCAACTCTTAAGAGAACTTCTAAGAATGCCTTATACAGATATTCAAATCATAGATTTAATACCCTTATTATGATACAGATACTTAACAACCAATATCCCATAGGATGGGAATGGATAGATAATATACCATTATCTCAAATGAAATTCTTCTATGATTTAATGGCTACAGTAACTGATAATACAGATATCTATTCCTCACTACAATGCGAACGTATGGAATCTTATCCCTATCTTATAACCAGAATCCTTTACGTTGACCGAATAAAACTAGCTCAGTTCCTTAATGATGACCAAGGATATGAAGGAGGAGTCCAATATCGTATCAAATGGATACTTGCAACTAACGTATTACATTGCACCGATTTTGATGGGTATATGGCCAATATAAAAGAGATTGAAAGGCTCTTCAAGATGGACTCTCGGAGCTTATGAAGGTTAATCCCAGTTATTGCAAATATTATTTATTATTCTTATATTTGCAAAGTGAAAAGTAAAAATGTATTTAATCAATAAAATTTTAAAATTATGGACACATTAAAATCCACCTCCATCCTTGCATCTATCATTGCACAAAACCCATTTCACATTGTTTCTCTCCAAGGCCAATTCCCTATGTCACATGCTCAAAACACATATTACTTCGAAATTGCCGAGGATGACCCACATTACGAGGAAATATTGGATTATTCACTAGAAATGTTCTGGTTATATACCTATGCCGATAAGGAATCCCTGGAACTCGACCTAATAGAAATCCTCAATCAAATGGATTTGCTTAGAGGCAATGATGACCAATACTTCGATTATAATGTAGACGAACTGGACATGGTACTTTACGGTGCAACTCTTATCCTTGAACAAGAAAAATATAGACCATTCATTATGGCTCAATTACAATATTATCAAGATTGCTTCGATTATAACTTTGAAGAGGGAGAACTTATCGAAATCATCGATTACTACTTTGACTTTCTCGAAGAACCAGAAACTCTTTATACTTTCACTGAAAATACCATCAACCTATTAAAATCATTAATCAAATGAGAACTAAACTTATAATCCTAACATCAATTGCCATGGCTCTAATAGTCATGGTATTCCCAACTAATAAATTCCAACCTAAAACAGTATGGGAACACTACTGCAAGTATACATTGGGAATACACCCATCCCAAGCTACCGAGGAACAATACGATTACTTCCTTGACTGCTGGTCAGGAGATGACGAATACACTTATCTCTATGACTACTACGAGAACAAATACCCAGAGTATAACCACCAACTAAAACATTACGGAAAATGAAACTAAAAATCACAACCTTAGTAATAGTAGAAGAGGGCCAAGTCCAATACATCTACCATTCACTTGAAGATGACCAAGACAAGGCTTATCAAGAAATCATAGACCAGGTAAATGCTGAATATGGGGACGGAGGAGTACTACAATTCTATTCTCTACAAGGTATCAAGAAATACTTCGAAATCGTACATATCCAAACCCAAGAACTAACATCAATAGGATTCAAAACCGCAATATTAGACCTATGAAAAAGAAATCCAAGAACCAAGTATACATACCTCACCAGGATAAATGGAATGAACACTTTCCTACTCCAGGTAAACCAAATCCCAATTACTACACGGACTCAGGTGCAACCTTCAACAAGCACCTACGTACCCAAAACAAATTAAAACAGAAAAGGAAATGAAAACCATACTATTAATCCCAGTAATCCTATATACCTGGTTATCATTAAGATATACCATCAAATAAAGTACTCCACCAACAAACAAAAATACATATCCTACAAGGCCTACAGATAATCCTACTAATCCTATTAGAAACTGTAATCCTAAGATACACCTAACCCCAAACAAAAACAAATACCAAATAAAATACTAAAGCCCAGTATGAACAATAAACAAAATCATACTGGGCCTAACTATGTTACATATATACCTAAGATACACCTTAATCCTAATATCACCAATCATATAATCAATATACATATAACTAATACAATATTGAAGGCCTTCCGGGGGTGTTGGGATTAAGGCAAACTTCTAGGCCTAGCCCCCCTATCACTATACGTACACATACTATAGAGCTATCTAACACATCAGTCTCAAGGTCCTAAGGCTATATAACCCATTGCCTAAAAGGCACCTAATAATGGCCTTTTGGGGTACCTAAATCCGATAAATCCTAGACCCCTAATGGCCCTCTATTATATAACATATTATATAAAAAGGCAATCGGATTTGTAGGATTAGGCAATAATTTGGGGTACCTTTTTATATAAAATTAGGTACCTTTTTTGTCGGATTGGGGCCCCTAAATTTAATAAATCCGAGGTAATTTTAGGCCATTCAAGGTACCTAAAAACTAGTAACTATGTTATTAATGGCCCTTGTAATTAGTTAAAAAGAAATTTTAGATTGCTAGAAGAGATACTTCTTTTGAGAGAGTATTGATAGAGAGATACGTAATATTAGTATTAGAGCTATAATACATTATCCATTATGGGCCTCAGTAGGATTTATAAAAATTGATTAGGATTTTGCTATATTAAATATTATTCTTATATTTGCAATGTGATAATAAACAAGAATATTAATTTTTAAATCCTATATCCTATGCGTAGTATTAAACCCAACTTAGTTAAAACTTGGTTCACTAAAAACCAGGCAATCCTAAACATTGATTCTCAGGTAGATGAGAAAGGAGTTCTTGAGTATCTTTCCTTCCTAATAGACGAAGGATATCTACACATCCCAGAATTTACATTCAAAGCATATAATTGCTCAGAACTAGCTCCCGGTCGTATAGTACATAATTTCTATTATGAACTTTCTAATAGAACTCTTACAGGAGCCCAAATAAACTCTATACTTGCAGAATGTCCTTTACTATTCGATGATGGTTCTCAACCTAAGCCTGCATATACCGCTTATCTGGGTTCATTATACATTACCATTATTGCAGAAGCCTAATCGCTAACTTAGGTACACCTTAAGCCCATGCCTATCTAAGGTACTGGGCTTTTTCTTAAGCCTTTCTATGTAGGCCATCATGGGACTTACTAAGGCTTACCCATGTCCTAATTATGGGCCTTAGTTCTTTAGGACTCCATGGATGGCCTATGGCATTATAGGATTACCCGCTAGTCACCTAATGGCCTTTATGTATGATAATATACAGATAATACCTACCGGACTGTATGGGGCCTCCAAATTTCTAAAGCGGTACCTATACCAACCCCTTACCTATATCCATCAATATACCCCTATTGCCTACCCACAACCATGCCCACCTTTCAAACCCCTAAAACCTACTTGCAAATTTTTCATGTAAAATTATTAAAAATAACTTTTTAAAAATTTCTCGAAAATTTTTCTGAAAATGTTTTGTAGATTCAAATAAAATTCTTATATTTGTATTGTTGAAAAAGCAAAGAGATATTTAAAATTTTGATTAACAATTTTTATAGAAAAAATTCTCTGAAAATTTTGCTAATTAAAATATAAATCGTATCTTTGTAATGTAATCAAAAAGCAATATTTGACATATTGAAACAATATAAAATTAATTTATTCTTTTTCTCTTTTTCTTATAAATCATTTAGTCTTATAGAGAAAAGAATATAATAAAATAAACTTAAAAACTAAATGTATTTTATTATGGAAGAATTAAAAAATGTAGTAGTTGAAAACAAAGAAGTTTCTAACAACAAAGTAAACAAAGTTAGCGCTAATAAAGCAAAAGCACAAGCAAATAGTACTATTAAATTATCAGTTGATTCGATTTTTAAGAATCTAAATGAAAAAACAAATGGACTTTTAAAAACTTCTTTAGGAAAGAAAACAGAGATTTATATTGAATCTTTGTTTTCAGAACTAAATGAAAAACAAAAAAAAGCATATCGAAAGAAATTAAGAAATACAACTTTTTCACTTCTTGATTCGATTTGCAAAGCAAAAGAAGAAAAGAAACAAAATGAATTAAAAACACTTGTTTCAGCTTTCAACGATTTTTATAAGTCAGTTTACAAAATAAACGATTTTTCTTTTGCTTCGATTGCAAGCGAAAATACAAAGGACACAAAAAAAGAAGTTTTAACAAAAGGTTTACAAATAGTCAAAAATTTCAAGTAACTAAATGATATGCTATTAAATATATTTTTATTTGTTGGTATAATTTGGGTATTAATTCAAATTATCAGAGACACAAAAGATTTTTTAAAGAACTTATAAACTAAATAAAAAGTAAGGGAAAGCAAAATAAATGTTTGTCCCTTACTTTTTATTTTTGAATGTTAATTTTAACGTAACCGTTCGCCCCTTTTAGTACCTCAACTTTTTAACACCTCGTCTTAAGGGTACCCCGTTTTTAGTAGGCCATGATTTTCGTTTTTCGTGATAAAGGCTTGCCCAGATAGGTAAGCCTCCTTTTAGTACTACCAAAATTTACCTCCTTATGATAAGGGTATGCCAAGATATCCCTCAACACACAAAGAAGCCAGGGATGTTAGGTCTCTAGCTTCTCAATCCCTATAAAAGGGTATCCAATACCTCTTTAATCCTACACTTCCCTAAGACCCTCCTACCATTCCTTATCTCATAGAAGAAAAGATAATACATCTCAAGTTCTTCCATCCAAATTCTATCCCCTCCCTCCAATAATGGTTCTATTCTCATCATATCCTCAGGATTAATCCATAACCGATACCAAACCCTATTACCTTCAGAACATCTTAGGATTCTCTTATGGTCATCATCCCTTATCGCTGTTACCTTTACCATATCCTTTAAACATTTCTTGGTTCAACCTAAATCCAAGCCTAGATATAATCATCCTTTGGATATCATGTATCTTAATTGCCATCTCATTCATTTCCATCGGATGGTTGATAGGTAATTCCAAAAACCTATTCCAAACTTCCTCAGTAAGTCTAAGGATTGCCTCTTCCTCTTGGGTAAGTTTACCTGGATTAATCCCTTCTGCTATTACTGCTTGGGTAGTAAATATAATATCTTCCATATCTCAACCAATTATAGGTTTATCAAATTCAAATAAGAGATTAACTCTCTTATTATGTATTCTATCTAAGTCCTCAAGGGCACACTCTAGTATTTTAATACGTTCAGCATTATATTCTTTAGATACTGGGAACCAGAATGCTGTTCCTAAAAGGAATTCGTAGTTCTTCAGATTTTCTAATGGTACCTTGAACCATACCCTGCCATTTATATTTAAGACTTCTTCCTTCAGATGTTGGATTAAAGGAGTAGAATATCCGAAGTATACATGGGTAATGTTAAACCTTTGAGGAGTAAACCAAGGTTTAATTACCTTTCTCCAAAGAATCCTATCTGGGTCATCCTTATAGTTAGAAGCCTCGATTATATCAGCACATAACCCTACAGGTGAATTGGGATTTTTACTCCTTTTATTGAATACCTTGTAGAAAGTATTCTTTATCTTTGAGTAGTTGTCTCTTACCAATCCTTCAATTACCTTATTCTCTAAGGAATTATAATCGATTGCAGTGAACGTAGGCTCTTCCATCTTTCTCGAATTTTCTTTCAAACCATTGACAGATAATACATCTTGGGCTTCCCACCATTACTTCTGTCTCTCCCTTGATTACTGGGCAAGGATTGGTAAGCTTCTTTTGCCTACCAACCTTCTTAGTCTTAATCTCTCTGTTCATGTTTCTTTTCTATATAAGTTATTATAAAGTATATCGGAAATAAAGGCATGATTAACCAGATAGTTAGGAATAGGAATCCCGGTCTAGTTAATCGGTGCATTGAGCATATTACCTTGGTCATAAACCAGGCGGGTATAATACAGATAGCATATATTATACCCAGGATAATCCACATCATTGTTCGAAGTATTTATTTACGATTTTAGATATCCTCTTATCTAACTCTACTATTAGTTCACTAAAGTCTTTGTCCTTCATATCCTTAATCTTTGATTCGATTAAGTCCAGATTTCTCTTAATTGAGAAGTAGGATTTGAATGCTTGATAATCCAATTCCGATTTATCCGTAAGAGGTAGGATAACACTTTGCTTACCATCCAATCGGGCATAATTCCCATCTGGTCCAAGTGTTCTTGATACCTTTACTTTGTTACTCAGAATTGCAAATCCACCTTTCTTATCGATGATTTCTACCTTTACCTTTTCCATTAAGGTTTTTCCATCAGAGAAAATGACTTCTTCACCCTCCTTTAGCTTTTTGGTTTCTTTGTTCTTTTTCATATCTTTATTATTAATTAGTTTATGCAAATATACAAAATTAATCTGATTTAATGCAATTATTAATCATTATTTTTAAATCTGCTGCGGTAAAGGATTTCCGGTTAAGTAAGTTATCCAATTGTTCTGGAGTTAGAATTATACCATTTGGAGTAAAAAGTTCTCTTAAGTGTGCCGGAATTATTCCCTGGAATCCCCAATTATTATACGAACCAATGTATACTTTATCTTTTACCATTGCAGCAATATATTTCTTAGTTGAGCCCAATGACTCTCTTCTAAATGTAGCAACCTCTAACCAAATCTTATTTAAGTGAATGGCATAATGCTGAAAATAGGGTGTAACCAAGGGAATCATTTCATAATTAGAATCCTCTATCAGGGTTTTATCTGATTCAAGGATTCTATGCCAAAAAGCACATCGAAAACAAAGTTGTTTTTCCCTCATTAATTGAGGTACTGTTTTGGCTAAATCGTAATCATCCAAATCTAATGGTGAATTACATAGGTGACATGTGAGTTTCTCTTCCATATTATTATAAATTTTTATATAAGATAATAGAACTCCTAACTATCATCCAGATAAGGTATACGCAATACTTTCTTTTCTTTAATGAACTTTAAAATATAACGTTATGGATAAGTTAACTAATGAAATGATTGTGGCTCTGGCCAATGATTTAGGACTGGAGCCAGCTCTTTTAAAGGCAGTACAACTGGTTGAAGGAGCAGGTATAGATGGATTTCTAGTAGATGGTAGACCTCAAATTCTGTTTGAAGGTCACATTATGTACAAAGAAATCAAAAATAAGTTCGGTTTAGACAAGTCAGTAGCTGCTCAAAAGAGTTACCCTACGATTTGTTTCCCAAAATGGGATAAATCGAAGTACTTAGGAGGAGCAAGTGAGTACAAAAGACTCGAAATTGCCAAGAAAATCGATGAAGAATGTGCTTTGAAGTCAGCTTCTTGGGGAATGTTTCAGATTATGGGCTTCAATCACCTCTATTGTGGCTGTAAAGACGTCTTCGAATTCGTGAAAAAGATGCAGGAATCTCATGAAAGTCAGTTAAAACTCATGTATTACTACATGAATAATACCAGTTGCTTGAAAAATCTGAAAGAACATGACTGGGCAGGCTTTGCTCGGAAGTACAATGGTCCTGGTTATGCTGAAAATGCCTATGACCAGAAGTTAAAAAACGCTTACGAAAACTTTAAAGATAAGATATAATGAAGGTAATCTACAACAAATTTATACCTTTCAAAGGGTATAAAGCCATGAATTTATTCGGCATCGTCTTCGTAAGAAAAGGTGCCAAGTTTGATGCCTATGATTACTACCATGAGAAGATACATCTCAAGCAAATGCAAGAGATGTTGTGGATTTTCTACTACTTATGGTATGCAATCGAGTACTTAATCATCATGTTCTTAGCTAAATGGGACAAACAAAGCGAAAGGTATCATGATGTAAGCTTTGAAGAGGAAGCACATAATAATGACCATGACCTGGATTATACCAAGGTTAGGAAACATTATGCCTGGGTTAAATACGTAAAACTAAGAAGTTACAAAAAATGAATATATTAGGGATATGTGCAGGCCAAGGAGGTCTGCTCTTCCCTTTTAGGAAGCACCTATTAGGGAATATTGAGCCAAGAACCGTTTTTCATACAAATTGTGAAAGTCAGTGGAAGGCTAATTTTAAAGATATACCGTTCTATAAAGGGTATAACTTACCTGAGTTTGATGAGAAAGTAGATGTTATTTTATCTTCTCCAGACTGTGGTATGTCGTCTATTATGAGGCTTTCAAAAGTAAAAGAATTGGGCAAACCTAAGAATAACCGAAGTTTAAATCTAGTAATAGAGGGAATCAATTATTACAAGCCTAAGATTTTTCTTATAGAAAACCTGCCTCGTTTGCTATCTCTTCTACCCAATAAATACCTTCAGGAAGCCCTTAAAGACTATAAACTTATTTTTCACGAAAGAAGCGTTTCCGACTATGGGAACTCCCAAGTATCAAGGAAGCGTTTAGTTATCGTTGGAGTTCATAAGAAAACTGGTAAGAAATACTTGGATGCTTTTAATGAAGTATTCCAAGTAAAAACTCCAACAATTACTAGAAATCTACTTAACGATTACCAGAATCCCTTGAATTATAACATTCCAATTGAAAAGACTTTGGCAATGTATGATTATCGAAAGCTTCCTGCAAAGAAGAATCTAACCGTTAGAAAGATTCAGTTATTGTGGAATAGTGACTTCAAGAATGAAAAGAAATGGCCCATAAAGACTGCTAAGATGAGTACTCTCCCAGGAGTGTATCGATTAGAGTTAGATAAAGCTCCTCTAACTTTAAGACCTGCTGATAGACAATTCCGACCTGATGGTTACCCTCTTGGGATTTTGGATTTCAAGGTAATTATGGGATTCCCCAAAGCCTACAAGATTTTCATGGATGAAGGCAATTATCTTTACTGGCTTAACAAGGCAAGGTATACCATAGCTAAAGGGTCGGTATATGAGGTAGGTATTTGGTTTAAACGTTGTATTAAGAAAGTTTCATGAGCCCCTTATATTATATTATAAGTATACTTGTAAAATCTTCTATCATCACTTAAGACCTCTTACCAATTAGGATTTAGGATATTTCTCATTCGAATAGCTAAAGCTATTCTCATTCGAAAAAACGCGAAGGTACCATGAATTTTTCTTACCTAACTAGTTGAATTAGAATTAGTTAGATAGTGTTTTGGCTCGCAGAATATGTAAATTAAGGTGCCAGACCTACCAAATACTATCAGTACTATTATCATTTGAAAACCTAAAAATTTTAAAGAAATGAAGTCACCGAAAGTAACTAAGCAAGAAGCCAGAGATTTAAAGAATATGGGCTTCATCCCTCAATCGATTAACAAATTGATTCAGAGACATCTAATTAAGAAAATGATTCCACTTGGAGCAAGAGTTTCTATGAAACGTTCAGATAACTCTTTGTTTGTAGGATATTCAATCCCATTAAACCAAAAGAACCTGGATTTAAGTGAAATTGAAAAACTCGAAGAAGTTATTGATGAACTGAAAGATATCATCAAGAAGAATAAATTTTAACCAACATGAAGAAATGGAAAGATGTATTAGTTCTAGTCTTACTAGGATTTACTATTTACCTTTGCTTCAGGAATTACAAATTGAATTCGTATATCAGTCAACTTCCTGATTCATCGGTCATTGGCATTCCTGATACAGTCAAACTGAAAGAAGAGTTTAAGCCCCAAAAACCTTTTTCCCAGTTAATTGAACCAAGTAGAATCCTTCTCTACGACTTTTATAGAAACAGCAATAGAATGACTAAATCTCAAAGTTCTGATTCAACAGCGGTTGATTCTGACAATTCGGTAAAAGTCAGCAAGAAGGATTCTCTGGTTCAGTTTACTCTAGACAACAACAAATTAAATATCAGTCTGTTCAATAAGGAGACAGATTCTTATTCAACTAGAATGTTCAATCTAGACTTAGGGAATTACAAATATAACTGGTATGAGGGACAATTAACTCAGAAGAAAATTCGGAGACTTAGTCTTAGTCCTTATGTCTACGGTAAATACAGACCCTTTAATCAACTGTTTGATATTGGAACGGGCCTTACAATCAAGACTACGAATTTTAATTACAAACTCGGAGTTAATGCTTTCTGTTATCCGAAATACTTTTCAGGTATAAAAGCTGACTTAGAATTTTCAATTCAATATAACTTTTGATATGGCGAAAAAGATAATCACAGAAAATAGAACTTCCCTTAATCGGGAGGAATTAGCAACACTTGCAAAGGTTTCTAACGACGTTTTCTATTTCAGTCTTTTCACCTATGTGATACACCCAATGAGGGGAAAGGTTAGATTCGAACTTTATCCATACCAAAAATCGGTACTGTATAATTTCGTTAAAGAACGTTTCAATATCCTGCTTAAGTTCCGACAGGCTGGTATTACAGAGCTTATTTCTATGTACTGCCTTTGGTTAGCAATGTATCATCCTAACAAGAAGATTAACATTATCTCAATCAAAGACACCACTGCTAAGAAAGTACTTAAGAAGATTAAGTTCATGTACAAGAATCTACCATGGTATTTACAAACACCAATTATCAATGGTAGAGCTGGAGAATATGGTTCTGCATCTATGATAGAATTCGATAACGGTTCTTTTATAGAGTCTATCCCTACATCTTCGGAAGCTGGTCGTTCAGAATCTCTTTCCCTATTGGTTATTGATGAAGCAGCAGTAGTAAGATGGGCAGCTCAGATTTGGGCAGCCGCTTTCCCTACCTTATCAACGGGAGGGGCTGCTATCATCAATTCTACTCCCTACGGAGTTGGTAATTTTTATCACTCCACTTGGGTAGATGCTATTGCCGGAGGGAACCCATTTAATCCACTTCGATTGTATTGGCAAATGCACCCAGAACGAGATATCAATTGGTACAATGAAATGTCTTCTGCCTTGGGAACCAAAAGAACTGCACAAGAAATTGATGGTGACTTCTTATCATCTGGAAATACAGTCTTCGACCTGTCTGATATCAAGGCAATCGAAGACTGCCTTAGTGATTATCCAGTTCTTAAGAAAAGGTTTAATGGTCAGTATAGGCAATTCTGTGAACCAGAAGATAACAAGGAATACTTTATTGGTGCCGACGTTTCTACTGGTAGAGCAACTGACTACTCTGCTTTCACTTGTATGGATAAAGCTGGAGAAGAACAAGCAGTATTCAAAGGCAGATTATCAGTAGATAAGTATGCCAGATTACTGGGAGATACTGGTCAATTATTTAATTTTGCAACTATTGCTCCAGAATCAAACGATGTTGGATTGGCAGTAACCTCTAAACTTCAAAATGAAGGATATCCTAAACTGTATTACTACCAAAAGATGCTTAAGAAAAAAGGTAAATCTAGACCTGAGATGGATAAATCTCCTGGATGGTTAACTACTCAAAGGAACCGTTCAGTAATCATTGAAGGTTTAGAACAAGATATACGAGAAGATAATATCACTTGTAAAGACCCATTCTTTGTTCAAGAAGCCTATACCTTCATATATGATGGTTTGGGTAGGCCAGTTGCAATGGGTAAACATAGAGCTAACAATTCAGCAGTAGATGTAGACCTTGAAGGTGATGTCTATTCTGATGACTCCATATTTGGTAAAGCTATATGTAATCACATAAGGAAAGGAAAAACTAACGTAATTGTACAACCAAAATGAAAAAGAAGTTCAACTTTAATTGGAGTTGGGGGAGAAAGAAGGACCCACCTCCAGAACCCTACAAAGAGGAGAAGAAATCAAAACCTTCTACTATCTCTCCTGGTAGAGTTTCAGTCGATGAAGATGAATCTCTTATCAGTTCATTAAAGGGTATTACTGCAATGGTAGACCCTTCTTTTCGTGTTGAAGTAATACCTCTAATTCGAGATTTATATAAGGTAAATCCGGATATGGGCATTGCTTTGCAGGATATGTTTAAGTTAGCCAATACTGGTCATACTGTAACATTCCCTAACAATACAGATGATGAAGCCGATAAGATGAGGAAACATTTGGCTGAGAAAACTAAGAAATGGTCAAGGTATACTGCTGGAATAGATGGCTTGGTTAACAAGATGATTGTACAATGTCTTGTTGGCGGAGCTATTTCTGTTGAAGGAGTTCCTGATGAAAAGCTGGAAGGTTTGGATACTATCCTATTCCTTAGACCTGAGAACATTGTATTCAAAAGGGAAAACAATGGAGTATACTCTCCCTATCAAAAGAATAAGAATTATTTCATAAAGCACCAGGATTACATTAAGCTTAACCCAGAGACTTATGTATATGCTGCAATGTATAATGATACCGATGAACCATACGGAATACCACCGTTCATGGCAGCATTAGATTCATTGAAAGGGCAACATGATATGAGGGTAAACTTTAAACATATCATGGAAGTCTGCGGTATGGTAGGATTCTTGGAAGCTAAGATGGCTAAACCTGACCAATCTGGTAATGAAAGTGTAAAGCAATATGAAGCTAGACTAGAAAGAAACCTAAGAGACCTAAAAAGAAATCTTAGGGATGGTATGAAAGATGGAATTGTAACTGGCTACATTGATGACCATGAGTTTAAGCTTAACTCTACCACTAAGGAATTAGGTAACATCAAGGAACCATGGAACATGAATCAGCAATCAGTTGCCAATGGTTTGGGAGTTAATGGTAATCTTATCGGAGTTAGTTCAACAACTGGTGAAGGAGCAACGGGAATAATGCTCTCTAAATTAATCAGCCAGTTAAAGAATCTACAAATGCTTGTAACTTATGTATTAGATTTTCTTTATTCTCTAGAACTGCGCCTGGCTGGCTTTAATAACAAGGGAATAAAGATTCAATGGGGGACTTCAACTATTTCTGATGAAGTTAAGGTTCAACAAGGTCTTCAATACAAGATACAGAATTTGGATTTGTTGTACAAAGCTGGTATCATTAGCCAAGACCAATATGCTTGGGCAATGGGATATGATTCTCCTGATGAGGATGAACCAAGAGTTTCACTTGAAGACCAGTTTGCTAAAGGTGGTAATTCAGACCCTCAAGAAGGTACTAAGAAGAAACAAAGGCAGGCTGATAAGAATCAATCTGCTCGTAGGTCAAGAGATAAAACTAATCCGGCTCCTTCTCGAGGAGACCAAAATACTAAAGCAAGATGAGTAAAAAATTTACAAAGAAAAACAAAGAGCATCTTGATTCAATGGTGATTGGGCAAGGGCATACAATAATGGCTGGGTATATCCCAGAATCCGTTGGAGCCCAGGCTTTCTCCGAGAATTATTATAAGTGGAAGACTCCAACACCAGACTCTATTGCTCAATTTGGATTTTGGGGAGGTGATATAGATTACAATACTTATTATCCTAACCTTGATAAATCTGAACTTACTCCTAAGGACGAAGAATTTATCGAACCGATGTTTAGATTACTTTCAGAAACGATTGTATCTAAGAATTGGAATCCTACTGACTTTAGTCAAAATGGAGTACTAAAGGCATCAATGAAACTGTTACTTGGTCAAACCGTAAACTGCGACCATGAAACAAACATTGGTAATGCAATCGGGGCTGTATCTCAAGTGATGTGGCAAGAATCTTATAAAGATGGACACTTCACTATTCCTGCAGGTATCAATGGTATTCTGAAGATTGATGGTAAGGCAAATCCAAGAATTGCTAGAGGAATCCTTATGGAACCTCCTTCAATCCACAGTAATTCAGTAACTGTACAGTTCAAGTGGGATAAATCTCATCCAGGAATGGAAGATAGTGAATTCTACCAGAAGCTTGGTACCTATGATTCTAAGGGAGAGATGGTACGTAGAATAGTTACTGAGGTAGTTCGTTATTTGGAAACTTCATTAGTATCCCATGGTGCTGATTCATTTGCTCAAAAGATTGGTTCAGATGGTAAAATTGTTAATCCTACTTTTGCAAAAAGAACCTGGGCTTCTTATGAGGAATATAGGGATGACAAGTCCAAACAGTATTTCTTTACTGACTACAAAACAGATCTCTCAGAGTTTCAAGAAAAGGACGATACTCAGGATTCTTTAATTGATAACCAAGAAAATCAAAATAATAATAATAAAGAGAATATGAACAAAGAATTGCAAGAATTTCTTGAAAAGCTTTTCGGGGATAACATGCTATCCCTTGCAGAAGGTAAAGAGATGACTCAGGAAGAAGTTATCTCATGTATTCAAAGCTTGGTATCATCCAAAAACAGTCTTCAGACTACGGTTGATAATCTGACTACAGAGAAATCTTCTCTTACTGAACAGATTAATAATCTGAATGCTGAAGTAGCAAACTTAAAGGAAATGGCAACAGTAGGAAGAAATCACATTGCTTCTCTCCGTGAAAATGCCGTAGGTACTTATAAGAAGTTGATGGGTGACAAAGCCGATGAAACTATCATCACTATGTTGAATGCCGAAACTACTGGCATGGTTACTTTGATTTCTCTCCAGAAAGACTATCAGGCTCGTTTGGAAGAGAAGTTCCCAATGGTATGCGCAAGCTGCGGTTCTCACGATGTAAGCCGTGCTTCTTCAGCTCAGGAAATTGATGAAAAATCAGGAACTCAGACTGAGGATAAAACTAAATTGGCCGAAAGATCTACTTCCGATGTTCTTGATGACATCTACAAGAGTAAGTTCAAATAAAGAAATAATCGATAAATATCACTGTTATGACGAAAATCGTAAACCAAGACCAAGCAATGACTCTCTTTGGGGAAAAGACTCCAAGAGCGGTGATTTACAAAAGTGAATCCCACAAATTGCACCAAGCCTTCAATGTAAAAGAAGGAGAAACAATCGTTCAGGGTATGCCGGTGGCAATTGATGAAACTGGCCTCATATTCCCTTTCAAAGATGCTGCTACTGAAGTATATTTGGGAGTTGCTGTTACTGATAACATCAATCCAGCTTACCGTGCCCAGCATAACTTCCCTGTAGAAGTTACAGTTGCCATGGAAGGTTACATGATTTGTAATTGGGTATCAAATGCTACTCTTACTGCTGGTTATGTAATCCCTTCTGGAGATTTGCTAAATGACCGTTTTGTAAAAGCAAACCAGGGAACCTCAACTCCTTTCATTGCTCTTACTCCGGCAGACGAAGCAAACGAGTTAATCCAAGTACTTATTAAATAAGAAGAAAAAGAAATTATGGAAAAAGTTGATATTTCAAAACTGAAGAAGGAAGACTTTATCAAAGAACTTCCTCAAATGGTAAGTCAGCTGGATGCTTTCCGTCAGGGAGCCCAGAATAAAAAGCCGGTAGAAATTACCCTGGGTGAACTTGCTACAGGTAAGTGGGGAATTACAGAAGATGAATTGTTCGAAAAGGTTGGTATCAATCCAAAAATCGATACAATGGAAAATATCTTCACTATGCCTCAGCAAGATGTTCGTTGGATTGTTCCGGAAATCATTCGTTCTGCAATTACTTTGGGTATGCGCCAAGCTCCGTTCTATCCGGAGATTATTGCATCCGACCAGTCAATCAATGGATTGACTGCTATCATGCCGATGATTAACATGTCCGATGCTGCACCGGCTAAGGTTAACGAGGCAGAAACAATCCCATTGGGAGATGTAAGCTTTGGACAGAAATCAGTTTCTCTGTTCAAAATAGGTAAAGGTTTTAAACTTACTGATGAAGTTCGTAACTACGTTTCTCTCGATGTATTGGCAATCTACCTTCGTGACTTCGGTGTTCAGCTGGGTTATGCAATGGATACATTGGCCATGGACGTTGTTATCAATGGTAATAAACCGGATGGTTCAGAATCTGCTCCGATTATCGGTGTATACGAAACAACCAATGGTATCACATATAAGGACCTTCTCCATATCTGGGTACGTGCTGCTCGTATGGGACGTAACTTCACTACAATGATTGGTGGAGAAGACCAAGCTATCGAAATGTTGAACCTGCCAGAGTTTAAAGACCGTCATTCAGGTACTACTGAAGCTACACTCAACATCAAATCACCGGTACCTAAGAATGCCAACTTCTACATCCATCCGGGAACTCCGGACCAGGGTCTTCTGCTGATTGATACAACGGCTGCCCTGATTAAGCTTACTGCTAAGCAGTTGATGTTGGAATCCGAAAGAATCGTTTCCAACCAGACTCAGGCAATCTATGCAAGCTTGACTACTGGCTTCTCTAAGATGTATCAGGATGCTGCACTTATCTTGTCTGCGAATAAGAAGTTCTCTGAAGCTGGATTCCCAGACTTCATGAACATCGACCCGTACTTGATGGTTAACCTGGAGTAAACCTGGTTTTATTTTACACAGTTCTAATTTCGAATGGGATAGGATTTTGAGAGGACCCTATCCCAATTTTAAAACATCTAAAAACTTAGTAGATTATGAGTGAAAAAATAAAGGTAACTGTAGGAGCTAAAGCTTACAGTTTTCATGACCAGTCAACTGGTATCACAATCGCAAGAGGAGAAGAAAGAGAACTTACTCTCCGTCAACTTGGTTCAAAGAAAATCCAAATGGCTTTGAACTCTGGTCATCTTCGGATGATTGCTGATAAAAACAAAGTAGAGAAATATTCAGCAAGTGACTTGGACAAGCTGGAAAAGAAACTTACTGCTCAGTTTGAAAAGGGTATGGAAGTTGCAAAGATTGCAAAAGCCTACACTCTTGAAGAACTCACTCTCATTGCTGCTCGCCACGAAATCGTAGCCGAGAAGAATGATACTCCGGTAACCCTGGTTCAGGCTTTGCTGGAAGAGTTTGAAGAACAATCTAAATAATTCATCATGGAAAATCTAGACTTCGTAGCTACTACGAATGGTCTGGAAGTTTCATTTAGAGTACTAAGCGAAGTCCCAGCCAAGGCCATTTTTGACTGGGACTTTGGTGATGATAAGGGGTCCGCTTACGATGTTAAGCAACCAACTTACACTTATGAAAAGTCCGGATTTTACACAGTAGCATTGAATATCACAAACTCCGATGGACTTAATCTTTCTGCTACCAAACATATAATTGTAAATACAGAGGCTGTTACTACATTAACGGACAGTATATATAACCTTATTAATTATCTCATTCCTTCAGAAATTTCAGATGGTATGACCCTTGAGGAGAAGGAGATGTACATAACTAAATGGCAATTATATATCCAACCACTAGTAAATCATTGTATTCCCTTGGATAAATATAATGATGAATTAATGTATGAAGCTCTAGAAAACCAATTAATAATGGAGTTGGCAGCCTGGGATTATCTAAATGTCAAGCTCCTTAATTTATTAACGAGTACCGGAGAATACCTTAGTCAACTAACATCAACCAAAGAACAAGCGGGAGATGGTAGTTCGAAACCAGAACTTACCAGAGGTGATAGGATTAAACAAATCACTACTGGACCTACTGAAGTACAGTACTATGATATGCTTTCAGATTCAACATCTTCATTATGGAAAACATTCTCACAAGCTTTGCAACCTGGAGGTGTCATAGACGAATTAAAACAAAGACTTTGTATGTTAGCTACAAGATTGGAAATCTACTTACCATTCTGTGCACCAGTTAATAAGTTAGTAGTTCCTCGAGTAGTTGACAGAAGAAGACCCGGTATATTGGATGGACCTAATCCAAGTGTACCAGTAAAAAGAAATGGTAGAACCTTAATCAAGAAAAGATGACCAAGACTCCTCATAGAATGGTAAAGAATCGTTCTTGGGATAGATACAAGAAGATTATCAATGACTTCTTGGACATAGATGCTGGAAGGCAAACTATAACTTGGGCAAAGAATGTAAATCAACTCCTAAGTCATGGAGAAGATTATATCCCTAAATATTATAATATACCCATAGAGGCTCTCTGTTATTACAATGCCTTTCGAAACTGGCCTATCAATAAAGCCACAATCACTGGAGAACTCGATGATGAGAATCTATCCATACTAGTTACAAAATCCTATATAGAAAACCTGGGATACTTAACTCCAGAAGGTTATTGGGATTTTAACTGGTCTGAGGATAGGTTCATAATTAACGGTATTACTTATAAACCTGCAGGAGATACACAAGTTGCCCAGGCCAAAGATGAAGCATTGGTGTTCATGGTCATTCTCAAGAGAGATAGAGATACCAAAATCGAATTTGTAGAATAAAAATGAACGTATATGGCAAAGATGTTACAATTACGATGGACTCGAATTGAAACCCAAAATGGGATTTGGTTCGATAGTAATAGGGTAATCCTACATGGTATATGCGGAATACATGTTGAAATGAAAGGGCAAGGAAATGATATTACGGCCATGCAATCCATGACTGGTGATAAATACGTTTCTTGCTTTCAAGATTATTTCGGAGACCTTTGGGATAAGATAATACCTCATCCAGGTATTGGGCAAACTATGAAGTTCAGAGTCAATAGATTACCAGATTATGCAATAATCAGAGGTGATGTTGAGGATGGCGGAGACGTAGACCCAGATAATCCAGAAATACCCATGAATGCTTTCTGTGGTTCAGAAGGAGAACCATTCAGAGGTAATAATACTGAACTGTTCTTGGGTAAACAACCTATTAATTAACTCTTAAATATATAAACCTATATGTATGTAAGTAAATATTACACCTGCGAGGAAATTGACCAGCGGCTATTACAAGGTTACTATGATGACTTTGTTACTGCTGGCTTTGCTGGAACTCTTAATGAATTCTGGGCCTTCGTTCTTTCTATCAAAAACAAGGTTGATAAGAAAGAGGGATATGACTTATCGAAAAATGATTTCACTGATGAACTGAAAAATAAGTTGGATGGAATCGAGGAGAAAGCCAATTATATTACAAAAGTTTCTCAGTTAGAAAATGACTCCAAGTTTCAAACTGAAGAACAAGTTAAGAAAATGATTAGTGATTTGGTTGACGGTGCTGGTGATGCTCTGGATACTCTTAAGGAGTTGGCAGAAGCCTTAGGAAATGACCCAAACTTTGCAACTAATATCACAAATAAACTTACCGACCTTCGTAATGATTTGACTACTGAGGTTAACCGAGCAAAAGAAAAAGAAGCCGAACTCGGTTCTCGAATTACTGCAGTAAATGATGCTTTGCTCAAAGCCGTGGATTTACTCAATGGGAAGATTGATAATATCCGTATTGCTTTGGTAGATAAAATCGACAAGCTGGAGGCTAAGGTTGATAAGAACACTGCAGATATTGCCGACTTGCGTAATGAAACTACTGGTTCATTGGCAGATGCTAAAGCTTATGCTAAGGACCTGGTAGATAAAGAAGCAGAGGCTCGTAAGGCTGGAGATGATAAACTGGTGGAAGATATGCACCAGATGACTACTCTCCATATTCAGGACAAAGCAGAACTTACTCAGAAGATTGCCGAAGAGGCTCAATTAAGAGAAAACCAGGATGCAGGAATTCGTCAAAGCTTAACCGAGGAAATCTCTACTCGTCAATCTGGTGATGCTGCTCTTGAAAGTAAACTTGCAGAAGAGGTTATCAATCGTAAAGCTGCCGATGGGACTTTGCAGAATGGTTTGACTAAAGAAGTTGCTGACAGAACTAATGCCGATAACACTCTTCAAACCAATATTGATAAGGAAGCTCAAGCAAGAGAATCCGGAGACCAAGTTCTTAAAGGGCAAATTGATTCAGAGGCAGCAACTCGTACTGCTCAGGACCAAATACTTGACCAGAAGATTACTGCTCTATCTGAAAGAACTAATACCGATAAGGGTGAAGTACTTGCTGCAGTAGAAGCTGAAAAGGAAGCTCGTATTGCAGGGGATAATGCCCTTAAAGAAAGTAAGGTAGATAAGAGAGAGGGTTATGCCCTGTCTAAGAATGACTTTACTGATATCTTACTTCAGAAGTTGAATGGCATTGAAGAACATGCTAATTATATTACTCAAGTATCACAATTGGTAAATGATGCTGAGTATCAAACCGAAGCCGATGTAGAGGCAGCAATTCAGAAAATCATCGGTTCTGCACCAGAAGTACTTGACACTCTGGAAGAGATTGCCAAAGCCTTAGGTGATGACCCTAACTTCGTTACAACTATCACTAAGAAGTTGGCAGCAATTACTGAGAAGGTAAATCAGGAAATCCAGGATAGAACCAATGCCGATACTGCTCTCCAGGGAAATATTGATGCTGAGGTAGCTGAACGTAAAGAAGCTGATGCTGCTCTTAAGACCGAACTTAAAGAGTATGTAGATGCTCAGACTTCTATTGGTAATACTGCCTTGAATGTAGTTAAGGATAACCTGGCTAAGGAAATCCAAGACCGTAAAGATGCTGATACTACCCTACAAGCTAATATCAATAAAGAGGCTACTGATAGAAAAGCGGCAGATGCAACACATACTGAGAATATCGCTACTCTTAATCAAAGAGTATCCGATTTGGCTTTATCTATTCGGGATGCTATCAATACGGTTAAGAATGAACTTACTGCTCAAGTAAATGCCAATACTACGGCAATTGCTACTAATGCAGCTAACATTCAGAAGAACTCAGAAGCAATCACGGCTGTAACTAAAACTGTAGGTGATAACTACAAAGAGGTTAAAGATATGATTAATGAGGAAATTGTAGACCGTACTAACGGTGACAGTAACCTCAGTTCTCGTATTGATAATACGAATATTGCCCTGGGAATAGAACAGGCCGAAAGAAAAGCAGCAGACCAAATCCTTCAAGTAAATCTTGATAAAGAAGTTGGAGACCGTAAATCGGCAGATGCTGCATTGGAAACCAAAATAGAGGGTCAGATATCGGGGCTTAACCAAACTATCTCTGGTGAAATTACTAGAGTAGAAGGAAAAGTAACCCAAGAAATTAAAGACCGGGAAGCTGCAAATAAAACTTTGAGCGACCGTATTAATTCATTGGAAACCGGTTCAAATGAAAAGGTAAATGAACTCAAAACAAAGGTAGAAGCTAATACTGCAGCTATCAATGTAGAAAAGGAAAGAGCTATTGCCAAAGAGGATGCAATCCAGGCAAACTTGAATACGGCTATTGCCAATCACAAAGATGAGGTAAATGCCTTAACTAAGAGTATCTCTGATGAGGCTAATGTTCGTATTTCAGGTGATGCAGCACTTCAGGTAAATATTGATAAAGAGGTAACAGACCGTAAAAATGCCGATACCCTTATTAATAATGCCTTAGCTCAGGAAGTTTCGGACCGTACTACTGCTATTCAAGGATTAGAATCTAAGAAGGTAGACAAGGTAGATGGTAAAGTACTTTCTTCAAATGACTTTACAGATCTCCTTTTGGTAAAATTGAACGGTATTCAAGAGAAAGCTAACTACATTACTAAAGTATCCGAGTTATTGAATGATTCAGAATTCCAGACTGCTGAACAAGTAGAAGCTGCAATTCAGAAAATCATTGGCTCAGCTCCAGAGGTTCTTGATACTTTGAAGGAAATTGCAGATGCTTTGGGTAACGACCCAAACTTTGCAACTACAATGACTCAGAAACTTACGGAGTTAACTGCAAAGATTGAAACTGAAACTCAGAATCGGGTATCTGGTGATGCAGCTTTGGATACTAAGCTTACAACTCTGGATACTAAGCTTACCAAGATAGTAGAGGATTTAAGAACCTACGTTACTGAAACTCGTACTGAATTGTTGGCAAGAGCCAATAACCAAGATGCTCTTATCAATCAGAACTCGGCAAATATCCAGAGAAACTTGGAATTAATCCAGGGTATTCAGAATAATATTTCTGGTTCTTACTTGGAAATTAAGGCTTTGCTTGAAACTGAGATAGCTGCACGTAAGGCAGAGATTACTCGAGTAGAAGGTTTGATTACTGATACTAATCAGGCTCTTACTACAGAAACCGAAGAACGGAAAGCTGCCGATAAAGTTCTCCAGGATAATCTTGATGCCGAAGAAGCTGCTAGAGGTGCTGCTGATACTGCATTGGGAGTTCGTATAGATACGGAAACTTCGGAAAGAAAGGCAGCTGATACTAACCTTGATAATAAGATTAACAAGGAAATCCAGGATAGAACCAATGCTGATACTGCTCTCCAAACTAAATTAGACAAGGAGATATCAGACCGTACTACAGCAGATACGTCACTTGGTACTCGTATTGATAATGAAGAGGATGCAAGGGAAGCTGCAGATACTACTCTTCAGGAAAATATAGATATTGAGAAAACCGAAAGAAAGGCAGCCGATGGGACTTTGCAGGATAACATAGATGCTACTAATGCTCATACTATCAATACTCACAGATTGGATTCAAATCCCGTATTGAATGGTACAGACATTAAGTTGGATGGGTACGAAAAGAATGAAGGTAATACTCCTACAGACTTGGATGTAAAGGCAACCGATACGGCTTCAGCTGCATTTGGTAAAGTACAGAAACGTATTGAAGTAGATAAGGCAGATACCAACTCTAAATTCAACAGGGTAAAATCTTCAGTAGGTCTTACTAGTACTTTTGGGATGCCTACACTTTCCGATACCAATTATATGGGAGGTTCCGTAAATGTGGTTGATTCCTTAAAGAAATTGGATGCCCAATTAGAACCAATCATTATTCCTGCAGCAGCATTTATTCTGGTTCCCCAGGCAACTTCAGAAGAGATTGCAGCAGTATTTACTAATGAATTATTGCAAGAAATTGCAACAAACACTACACACCGTCCTTATATATTGGTGGATACTGGTAACAATTCCTATCAGCAATTCAGATTGAGCTTACAGCTTAGTGGTCCTACTACTGGAGATATCACTCTGAGACTTATGTATGAATCGGCTGGTAATGAGTTTTACAGAGAATTCAAGAGAACTGCTCAAGGTGCTTGGTCTATTTCTTTCATAAGAACTGGTAGACTTCTTATCGAAGGAGATGTAGTTAATAATCTAACTACCGGTAATGATAAGTTACCTTTAAGTGCAAACCAAGGTAAAGTATTGAAAGGTTTGATTGATGCTCTTGGAACAGATGCCTCAGAATTGGAAACAGAACTGAAAGAACTGATTAATACTACTAAGACTACCTTAGAAGGTACTATTGCAACTGAAGTACAAAATCGTAAAGCTGCCGATGCTGCTCTAGATACCAAGTTAACCACGGCTATCAATAAAGAGGTAACTGATAGAACCAATGCTGATACTGCTCTCGGTACTCGTATTGACCAGGAGGTAACGGCAAGAACTAATGCAGATGCTACTCTGAAAACCGAATTAACTAGAAATATACAGGGAGTTCAGGATGCCTTAGATGAATTCATTGCAACTAAGGCTCAGGCAAATGGGTTAGCTTCTTTGGATGAAAACGGAAAAGTACCTGCTAATCAATTACCATCATATGTAGATGATGTAATTGATGTATATGCTACCTATGATAAATCCCCTACTGGAGAACTTTCTAATATTGCCTTATTTGAGAATCCAGACCATACTAGAACAATAGTTGGGGAAGCAGGAAAGATTTATCAAAATGTAACTGATGGAGAACCCACCTATCAATTTAGATGGACTGGTACTACCTGGGCACCTATTGTTTCTGGTGGAGTAGTAATCGGTGAAATCACTGGTACTGCTTATGATGGAGCAAAAGGTAAAACCACTACGGATAATCTTAATGCTCTTAAAGCCTTTAATCCTATACGATTAACCGATATTGTTACGGATACTTCTAAAGCTACAATCCAATATGAAAAGTCCGATGGTACAGGTATTCAAGGATTAGATATTCCTGCTGCTAATTCTACTAAAGCCGGTGTTATGGCTGCTGCAGATAAGGTTAAACTTGACACCACATTACCTAATCAAATTGCTGCCGAAACTGCTGCAAGGGAAGCTGCAATTTCTGGTGTTCAAGGAGAATTGGCTGATGATATTGCTCAAGAGGTAGTAGATAGAAATTCTGCAATAGCTGCTGCTAAAACAGAACTCACTACTGCTATCAATAAAGAGGTATCCGACAGAAAAGCTGCAGATACTCAAGTAAGAACTGACCTTGAAGCTGCAGTTGAATTAGTTGCTGAAGACTTAAGAGGTGCAGATACTACTCTCCAGAATAATATCACTAAAGAAGTCAATGACAGAAAAGATGAGATTACAAGAGTAGAGAAGTTAATTTCAGATGAAGCTACAACAAGAGCTCAAGCAGATACTACTGTGAATGCCAAAGTAGATTCCCATATTGGTAATAAATCTAATCCTCATGGAGTAACTAAAGCTCAAGTGGGATTGGGTAATGTTAACAATACATCAGATGCAGATAAACCAGTATCTACTGCTCAAGCTACGGCTATTGCAGATGCCAAGGCTGCAGGTACCAATGCTCAAACCAATCTTACTACTCACATGCAGAACATGAGTAATCCTCATGGAGTAACAAGAGACCAGTTGGGATTGGGTACTACTGCTGAGATTATCTTTAAGAAGGTATCTGCTCCTTCTGGTTTATGGAAAGAATCTGACGAAAGACTTAAGACTTTCATTAAACCATTGGAACATACTCTCGATGAAATCTGCTCTATACCTACGGATTCATTTATGATTCGTGGTAATCACGATATAGGTACAATTGCTCAGACAATCGAAAAATATTTCCCAGAATTAGTTTCTGAGAATACGGTTAAACCTGAAACAGTTCCTAATCCAGAAGCCTTCGAAAAGGTAGAAAAGGATGGAGAAACCTATATCCTGGTTAAAGAGGTAGATTATTCTAAGATGTCAGTATTGGCAATCGAAGGTATTAAACTTCTGAAAGCCGAGATTGATGAATTAAGAGAAAAACTTTTGTTCACAAACTTAGATTAATATGGGTGAGATAGCAACATGGAGTGCTGTCAAAACTAAAGTAGGCCTTGGTAAGGATTCAAACGAATGCCCTACCAAGGCTGAATTGTTGGCACTCTCTCCTACAGGAACAGGAGAAAATTACGTTGGCTTGGAAATTTCCAATGCTAGTTCCTATGGCGATAATGAAACTATACAGCTTAGTGATATACATAAGGTAACTTATAAGTATACTCTGGCATTAACTAATAAGACTCTAAACTTCACTGCTTTGGGTGGAGCTCCAACTCCTGCTGGTTTCGATTTGGTTACCCAAAAACAAAAATACCTGGATGGGGTTGCCCAATCTGGAGTTATTCAGGTATCTTACAACTTATCTGCACATCCTGATTGGATTTATTCTGAGAATGGTTTAAAAGCTACAGAAAATCTTAATACCCAGGAAAGGTATGGGTCTGTAACCTTTACTCAGGCAGAATCAGGAAAATCTATTGACGGTGCTGTTTCTCAGGCAGCAGCTTCTCAGAGATTTGAATATACTTTTAGTAGTAAATATCCAGGAATAAACTTTAATGCTCTTGGAGGTGTTAGTTCTGCTAATAAAATATTGGATATAACTTCTACTCGTCAAGAGTATAGAAATAATCATACTTATGGAAACTTAGTTCAGATATCTTTTACCAATACCGGTTTGCCCAGTTGGTTAATAAATACCAATGAATCCTGGTCGGCACAAGAGAACAAAAGTTTAAGTTCAAGGTCTCATTCAATGACCTATACCCAAAATGAATCCGGTAAGAAATTTACTGTTACCTTTAACCAAGCCGCAGGTACACAAACTTATGGCGATATTACCATAAATCCTACCAGTGGAATTGCTGATATACCAGCTGCAGGTGGAACTTCTGGAGTATTTACATATTCTTATTCTCAACCATGGGGATGGAATGGTAAAACCAATGATGGTGGTACAATTACTTCTGGGGCTACAGTAAATTGGAGTAATGCCATATCAGGTTCTAATCTTGGTACTACACAAAAAGCAAGAACCAGGTTGGGTAGTAGAACCCTTACATTATCTCAAAATGGTAAATCTGCTTCGAAATCTGTAGATGTATATCAGGCAGCTAACCAGATAGTAAATGTTACTCAGGGAGCTTGGGTAGTTTCTATATTTGCTAATCCAACTACTCTTACCGAGCAAGGAGGTACATCCGAAATCAATGCAGGGGCTCAGGCACCAAGAACTAACCATTGGTCTTCAGGAGCTACCAGTTCAGCTCCAAATGAATTTGGTACTCCTACTTTAAGTATACCTACTGCAGTAACTGGATTCAGTTTATCTGGTAATATTTTAACAGTAGCCGAGAATCCTACACCTAATCCAAGAAGTGTAGTAGTAAGAGCAACTATGGGTACGGTATATAAGGAAGTTACTGTAACTCAAAGTGCATATGTAGTAACTTGGAATTATTACTTCACCGTTTCACCTTCCGTGTTAACTTTTGCATCTGGTGCCGAAATTAAATATGTTACAGTTTCTTCTTATCGACAAAAAGTTATAAACGGAGTCGAAACAACAACCCGGGAAGATGTTTCATGGACAGTTATAACAAGGTATTTTGGTTTTCATACTCTAAGAGACAAAGTAGCTGCAGACCCAAATCCCAGTAATGGTATCAGAACTGGAATTGCCACTTATACTCAAGATGGGAGTAATAAATCTGTTAAAGTTGATTTAGCACAAGCTGCTCCAAAGGTGAACACACTTACACTCAAATTATCACCCTCTGGAATGGGTTTAGTGACCTTGTATGTGTTTAGGATAACACCTCAGACACAGGGTGTTCCTAATTCTCCATCTAAATATCCAGGCCATTTCTTTTCTGGAACTGGTACTCAGGCTCAATTTAAGTGGAATAATAATCGAGGCTTGGAAGTTCTTGACCCTGATTCTGGGGCCAAAGTTTTTGCTCATGCTGGAGATTCCTTAAACATAGCTGTTAAAAATTGGCAAAATGATACTTGGGCTAATTTCATGGTCATTATCTTGCAAGATAACAACCAAACAATACAAGCTCCTATTTAGAATTAGTACAAATAAAACAATACTGCGGTATTTATATACGTATAGGCCTATATACAAAATTAATTAACTTATGTTTAACTGTTTAAAACTAAAACGTTATGGAACTAAAATCTGGAGAAGGTACCGTAGTGGTAGCCGACAGAGACCGTTGTTGTAATGATGGTTGTAATAGAAACTCAGGCTGGGGCTCTGGTTGGGGTGCAGTTGGTGGAGCATTGGTAGGTGGTGGCTTTGGTGCTGCTGCAGTTTCCGTATGGGACAAAATCAATGACACTAAAGCTGACATTCAGAAAGTAGAATCTACAAAGATATCTCTGATGCAGCTCGTGGAGTTACTCAAGAAGTCAATGGTGTAGCAAAAGATGTTGCCGGTGTTGGTAGAGAAATCCTTAACAACCGTTTCACAACGGAAAGAGGACTTTGTGATTTGGGATACAAAACCAATTCCGATATCCGGGATTCTCGTGACCAAATGGGAGCAGGCTTCAATCGTGTTATGGACCGTCTTTGCCATATGGAACATGAACAACAGCAATGCTGCTGCGAAACTAAAGGCTTAATTAAAGAAGTAAAATCCGAATTGGCTCTTCAGTTGGAGCGTTGCTGCTGCGACATCAAGAACGGTCAACAGGAAATCAAGTGCCTTATCGAAAACACGGCTAAAGACCAGGAAATCGCTCGTCTCAACCGAGTGGTAGATGCTCAAAGAGACCAGAACATTATCCAGTCTGTAGTTGCCGCTCTTAAAACAACCACAGCTCCGGCATCCTAATTAAGAACCGGACATTGCAAAGGGAAGGAGTACACCTCGTAAGGTGTACTCCTTCCTTCGTTTTAACACCTAAAAACTTAGAGAGATGGAAAAAGAAAAACTAACCGAATATCAGATACAGATAGCTTTACCTGCTCCCAACGAAGAGATTGCTAAAGAAGTAGCAAACAAAGCCCAAGCCCTTGTAGACCAGTTCGGATACTATCAATTCTTAAACTTGGTAGACTTCATGCAGAAGAATCCAGGTGCAGTATCATTCGGTTTAAATTTAATAAATAGGAGGTAATTATGGAAGAATTGATTTTTTCGAAACTACAAAAAGGTGATACATTGTATACCCTAGAAAGAGACAGACGTTCTATGTATCCAATCTTTGATAAGGCTACAGTAATCAGAGTTGGTGAAACTAAACCTATATCCTCAGGTAATGATGGCAACTTTGTTTCAAGTATAGAAGTAGTAATTCAGGATTCAGTATCCTCATTAACTATTTTCTTACCCGTTCAAACTACGGAAGGTATTCATAATGGTATATACTACACTACCGACCTTAAGAACATTGTTAATGAGGTAAATGTTCAAAGAACTAATGCCTTGAATATCCTTAATAACCGGGATAAGTACGAGGCCATAGTATCTGAATGTGATAATATCTTTAAGACTATTGAAGGTATGATTGCTCCTCAAGCTCCGGCTCAGGCTTATAAACCTGAAGAACTTGAAACATTCAAAAGAGAGATAGATACCCGATTATCAACTCAGGAGAATCTTCTCTTGCAAATTGCCCAAGAGTTAGGATTAAATAACAAAGAAAAGAAAGATGGCAAAAAAGGTTAACATAAATATATCGCTCCCGATAGGAAGTGTTCAGATTTATGTAGACCCAAGAAAACAAATGCAAGCAGAAAAGTTGATTACTAGAACTCCTCAAATTATGCAAAGAGGTTATGATTTGGGTTCAAGGAAGTTCGGTAATCAACTTCTTCGTATTGTTAAGAGGAGCTTAAATACGGGAGTTCCTCCTCCAGGTTCCGGAGTATCTTGGCCACCACATTCAGTAGCTACACTTAAGAAGTATGGTTCTCATACTCTATTAAACCTTACTGGTCAATATGCAAGGTCAGTTACTATAGTGAACCGAAAAGATAGAACCTTTGTTGGTCTACCTCTTGGATTGAAAAAGACAACCTACTTTGGAAAGACTTCTCGTAAAACCCTTAATCAAATTGCCATTATGTTAGAGTATGGTAGTAGAGATGGTAACTTACCACCTCGTGAATTATGGGGTCCTGCTTATAAAGCTGCAGGTGGAGCTGATGCTTTACAGAAGTCTATACGTAATGAAGTAAGAAAAGAACTTAGAAAATATACAAAATAATGGCAGATTTTGAAGTAGATAAAACATCTGGTAAAGGTCCTACACTTGTAATGGTACACCCATTAAAGATGAATGATACTGAATCAGATAAGAAGGCTTCATTGATTGTAGATGTCAATGGAGTTACTAAAACAGTTAGCCTTCTTCAGAAGAAAGGTACCCTTAGTTACGAATATCAATTAGAGGTAGATAAGGATACACTTAATATTCCGGGTAAAGGTGGCACTGATACTTTGGTAGTTACATCCCGTCGTAGGGGAATGATTAATGGTACTCCTCAGGGAGATTGGGAAAATGTACATGTTATTGCTGAACTCGTAGAGGGAAATCCTTTTACTGATTATGTTGTTAGATTTACTGACCAAACAGAAAAGAATCTAGAGGTAAAAATAAATTCTAAGAATAAGACTGAACAGGATATTACCGGAACTCTAATTATAAAACAGAGTGAAAGTAATGATACTAAAACTATCAAGGTTATTCAGGCAGCAGGTACAGTTTCCTATACTTATAGATTAGAACCACCAACTGTAAATTTATTAGTACCAAAAGACCAGAATGTTAATGAATATGAAACTTCTGTTGGATTTACGATTACTGGGTATAGAAGTAAATTAATAGAAGGTGAAAAAGTCTCTGAAGAAGTTATGGCTTTTAAAATCCCCACTGTTGGTCAATCACAGGATGTTAAGTTATTTAATTCTAATGTAACTGTAACATATTGGATTACTAATTATGGTAATATATCAAATACACCTAAAACTACTTTGTCAGCAACGGTACATGCTAAAAAAACTGCAGGAGTGATGATAAATGGAACTTCTGCTAACTTCGAGTGTGTATTTACTGATGGTGGAAAATATGCGTTTACTCCGATATTAGTGGTTCAATTAGTATAATATTATGGTAAATACAGAAGAAATAGTAGAAAGGACTTTCTATATCTGTCTACTAACGACGGCATTAAAAAGAAAGCTTACACTAAATCCTGATGATTACCTACCATTATCCTTAGAGAATGAGAAAAGATTTAAGGAAGACTCAGAAGCCTTAAAGAAATTCATACCTATCTTTGGAGTAGGTAATAATCAGGTAAAAGGTGCAAAGACTTGTCCAAGAATTACCATAGAATTGCAAGGATTCTATAATGGTGATATAGGTGTGAACAAATATATCATAGGAGATAAACTAGAGAATGGTAACTACCAGGCTTCAGAATTTCCTTATGAGACTAAAGACATAACTCTGGATATACATCTTGTAGCAAATACTCAACAAGATATGAGATTACTTCATAGTATCATGTATGAAGCTTTGCCATCAAGAGGATATGTAAGACCTTACTATAATGACCTGGAAGAATGGGAAGATGGTAAGGTTGCTCCTACTGGAAACCTTTATATAGAGATAGGTAATTACTATGACCATCCAGATGAAAGTCATGGCCTACTCGAAAAGGTATACCAGTACATATGTAAAGACGGTATCTTGCCAGAAAAACTTGCAGGAGAAGGAGAATTGGTTCCCATCACCGATATCTCAGTACTCTTAGGTACAGTAGAAAAGAAGGAAAACGATTTACTTCAACTCCAAGTGAATAAGGACAATACTTCAGGGTATTAATTAAATAAGTAACTAACTTTTAAAACATAAGAAATATGCCAAATTCACCTTCAGTTAAGTTTGAGTTTGAGAACAGAAATGTTCAACAGACTACTCCTATGTTAGGAGTTTCATGTGTATTGGCTAGAACCACGAAAGGTCCTTATGATGACCCTTCAGAAATCATCAATTCTTTCTCACATTTCCAAAGAGTCTTTGGTTCTGAGATAGTACCAGATGGTTCTGTATCAAATATTGAGAAGGCTTTCATGGGTGGTTCTAAGCTTCGTGTTATTAGAGTATTGGGTAAGGGAGCAATTAAGGGAGTTATATCTGTAGCTGCAGCAAGAAGTACTAGAACAACAAGGTCTTCTGAAGAAGAATCATCTTCAGTTACTGAAACTTCTGAAGAGGCAAGTCCTAAATCTCTCTTTAAGTTTACTTCGGGTTCTACTACAGTAGGATTCGGATTGGTAACTAAGGGTTATGGAGACCCAATTGGTAGTGCTGAAACCTTCAATGTAAAAGTTTACAAACAAGCTAACACAATCTACTATCAAGTAGTAAGTGCTAATGGTCAGATATTAGAACAAGGCCCTATCATTACCTACAAAACAGCAGATACTGTAAACAACACTTCAGTAGACTACCTTGCTCTAAGCGCTTTTGCAAAGAATTCAGAATACCTTGTACCGGTTATGACCGATACAGTAGAAGGTATCAAATCTTGGAATAACTTCATTAAATGGTTAACTGATGATGTCGATGGAACAAAGAACCCAATCGATATCAAACTTAACAATGCAGCAATTACTACCGATGTTGTTAATCTTAATGGTACTATAGGTAATGCAGGTACTACTCCAACTGCAGACGAATGGATTGCTTCTTTAGAATTCGTAAAGGATTATGTAGATGTATATCAATTCGCTTGCTCTCATATTCACCAACACCTTACTAAAGACCAAGATGTACTTAAGGTACACAAGGCTGCAGTAGATATGGTTAAGGAATTGCAGGAGTATACCTATTATATCGAAGTACCTAAGTATACCACTCATTATACTCAAGGCGACCAGCCAAGAGATTTGAAAAGTATCAATACCTGGGTACAGACTTGCCTGGGTACTGTAGGTAACTCTAAGTATGTAGCTTACTTCGGTGGTGGTATTAAATACTACAACGAAGACGGTAACTTGGTAGATTCAGATGTACTGGGAACTATCTTTGGTTTGGGTGATGCTTCTGCAACTCAATTCGGTGTATGGAAATCATTTGCCGGAATGAACCGAGGTATTATTTATGATGGTAATGGTCCTGTATGTCCGAATTATGGTTCTCCTTCAAGAACTAACGAACTTAATGAGTTGGCTCAGAACTACGTAAATATCATTTGCGTAAAGGATGTACCTAACCAGGGTAAGAGAACTTTGTTATGGCATTGCTTCTCATCTCAGGTAAAACAAGATTCAGAAAGATTTCTGGCTATTGTAAGATTGAATCTGTATCTCAAAAAGAATCTTAGACCAATCCTAGAAAGATATTTAGAAGAACCCAATATCTGGAACACTTGGAATAAGATTTGGCTTGAGGTTAAACCTATTCTTGATGCCTGCGTAGATGGCGATGCTATGTCAGAATATACCTGGATGGGTGACCAAGATGCTAACTCATACAGTGAACTCTCAGTGAACAACGAACAAGATGTTCGTCAGGGTAAGTATAAAGCTATCCTGAAATATAAAGATATCGTACCAATGCAAGAAGTTACAATGTCAATCATTATTGACCAGGCTTCTAAGTCGGTATCAATTGTTGAAAACGAATAAAACTAAAAGACATGGGAGCAAAAGTAAAAAATCCGAGAAAGAAATTCCTTTGGAGTATCACTTTCCCTAAGCACCCAATCAATACCTATCTGTTCCAAACTTGTACTTTGCCAGATATTGAGATTGACCAGGTTGCTCATGGGGACGTTAACCGGGACGTTAAAACTGCCGGTAGAGTTACAGTAGGTAACTTAGTAGTAGGGAAGTTATTAACTACTGCAGGTTCAGATACATGGCTTCATGACTGGCTTTATTCATGCCAGGATATGATTGCAGGTGGTGGTTTGGTACCAAGCCAATACTGGGAAAATGTAATCGTAAACGAACTTGCCGAAGACGGAGTTTCTGTACTCAACACCCACTTCTTCGAAGAGGTATGGCCATGTAAGATTACAGGTTTAGACCTGGACCGAATGGCTTCAGAAAACACAATCGAAAGTATCGAATTCTCAGTAGGTACTGTCGATAAGTATTAAAAGCTTAGTCTATTTTCAACTAAGATTTTTAGGTGGAGGGGTGGGATTCCTAAAAAGGGCTCACCCCTTTCTTGTTGTTATATCAGATACTATGGATTTAAGTAACTAATTAAATTAAAGAAATATGGAATTTAGAACTTGTGAATTTACAGCACCCTCCGGATTTAAGTATTCAATCCGTGAACAGAATGGAGCAGATGAGGATATTTTATCTAATCCTATGGACTCTAAGAACTTGATGAACCTTACCAAGTTTATTCAGGCAATCGTGGTAGATACGGACTTCACTCCTAACAGGAGACTTACGGTAGAGGATGCAGACCGTATCCCTTTGAATGACCGGTACCACATTATCTTCATGTCAAGGATCTTTTCCTTGGGAGAAGAGGTAGAATTTGAATATAATTGGGGCCAGGATGGTGGGTCAGTAACTTATGGTCAATCACTTCGGGAAATGGTATTCGAAGATTACGGAACATTACCTACAGAAAAGGAAATGGATGAAAAACCTAATGCTATTCCTTATTATCCTGAGCAGAAGAAACTCGTAGACTACGAAGTAGTATTATCTTCTGGTAAACAAGTTATGTTTGACTTGATGACCGGTGCAGGAGAACGTTGGTTGGTTATGTTACCAATAGAAAAACAAACCAAGAGTGCTGGCTTAATGGCAAGAAACCTAAGGCTATCAGTAGATAACAAATGGGAAAAGGTAGAAAACTTCTCTCTCTTTTCAGTAAGGGATATGGCTGAAATTCGTAAGGCAGTATTTACCTATGACCCAGTATTCAGCGGTAATACCGAAGTAGAAAATCCTACTACTGGAGAAAAGGCTGAATACCCAGTTATGCTGTCATCCTCTTTTTTCTACCTGACGGAAGCGTAGACCACCCGGGTACATTCACTTATATATGTAGAGCTGAGATAGTCCTTGATTATCTCAGCTTTTTGCGTCTTCCGTATCGAGAAAGAAAAAGATTTAAAGACTTAGCCGATGAATATTATGATAACCTAAAAAAGATTAAAAATAAATGATAAACAGTAGAAGCTTAGTTGAGGTCGGTGTTGCAATGGTATTAAAAGACCGATTCTCCAATGAAGCAGGCAGGATATCTAATTCATTCAGAACAATGATGAATGATATGAATACCTGGAATAGAGGTATTCAAATGTCTGCTGCTAATGCTTTTGATTTTGGAAAAGAGTTGGTTGGTGGTATGGCTAAAGCCTACCAATATTCTGCAGGAGTATACGACCAAGTATTCTTAGCTTCTAAGATGTCTGGAGCAAATGCTGCTCAACAGGTAAGGCTAATGCAGGTTGCTAAGGAGGTCAACGAGGTATTACCTCTTACAGCAAAAGATATTGCATCAGGAGAAAAGTACTTGGCAATGGCCGGTAACAATGTAGAGCAAATCGAAAAAATGATTGGCCCTGCAGCTAAACTGGCTTCTATCTTTAGTATGCCTCTTGGAGAGAAAGGTGGAGTTGCTGACTTGATGACTAACATCATGCAGACCTTCAATATACCTTCTCAAAATGCTACTCAGGTAGTAGACCAATTGGCAACTGCAGTAACTTCTGCAAATATCTCATTAACCGACCTTGCACAATCTTTCCAATACTCAGGAGCCGAATTTAGAAATGCTAAAATTAGTATGGGTGATGCAGCTGCAGCAATTGGAGTACTTGGTAATCAAGGTATCCAAGCTTCATCTGCAGGTACTGCATTGGCAAACATGATGCGCTATTTAACACTTTCCGTAACCGGGCAGAAAAAAGCAGGTAGTACTATGCTAAAATCTTTAGGTATAGACCCGGCTTCTCTAGTGGATTCCCAAGGAAACCTTTTAAGGTTAGATAAGATTATAACCATGCTGGGAGATAAACTTAGAGGTAGAAGAGGTATAGATATATCTTCTGCTCTGTTCAATATCTTCGGAGTTCGAGGTACAAGAGCAGCATCTGCTTTACTTCAGGATTATTGGTCAGGTACCAATAAGCTTACTGAACTTATGGATAAGGTAAACTCAGCAAAAGGTACAGTAGAAAGTTTAACCCAAGAAAGATTACAAACTCCTGCAGGTATTATCGAACAGTTTAAATCAAACTGGGAGAACTTTGTAGTAACTGTAGGTTCTACCTTAGCTCAGGTATTTAATCCTTTACTAAAATTTGGTTCAGGTTTACTTAAGATAATCAATGATATCCAAGAAACTTGGGCTGGTAAATTCTTAGTAAAGGTAGTTGCTACTGGAGCTTTAGTTGGTACCTTGTATCAGGGGTTTAAGTTTATTTCTGGTACCATTAGGATGATTAGTACATTCCAAGCTTTAGCTACGGCAGAGACTGAAGGTATGGCTGCTGGTATGACTAAAACAAATGTTCAAGCTACTATCCTTGAAGGTCACCTTAGGAATATATCTGCCATGATGATGAGGATGACCGCCTTACAAATGGCTCCAGGTAAATTCTTTGCATTACCCATGGGAGGTACTGTAGGTAAAACCAAAAAAGGTACTGTAGTAGCCAGAGATTCACAAGGGAGATTTACTTCAATGAGTACACTTGCTGGAGCAGGGGCAGGAGCTGCAGTAGGTTCTACTGTAACTAGAACGGCAGGTCAACAGGTAGCTAAGAGAGGTGCTATAGGATTTGGTGCTAGATTACTTGGTAGTAGACTTTTGGGATTCTTAGGTGGTCCATTGGGATTAGCTTTATCTATAGGTATACCTTTACTTATAGAGGTAATCGGAGGCCTTACAAATTCTGTAGATAAGAATACTGAAGCTTTAAACTCTGATGATAATAAAGCTTCTATTCAAGAAAGAAACCAACAGGCTTTTGTTGAGGCAGTTAGGTCTGCAATCAGAGATGGCTTCAAGGATTCAAGAATTAATATCTCAGTAGATGGAGAACCAGTTGGAGATTTTGCTCCAGGTAATTCATCTGATTTTACTGGTATAGCTTTAGGAATAAACTAAAACAATTATGGCAAGAATATTGAATCAAATAGCAGGTGGGGTTGTTGAAAAGTATAATGACCTTACTCGAGATTCTGCTGGAGTTCTTACTGGTCCTTTAAATAAACTTTGGAGGGCCAGGATTTATTTAAATAGGGCTACATCTACTTTACCTAAAGACACCGCAGATAAAGGAAAGATATATGACCCTAATAATCCTTTTGGACCAAGAGCTACATCAAAGAATCCCAAAGTAAACCAAAGGATACAAAACCAATATCGGATGGAATTAAAACATCAGGTAGAGGGTGGAGTTCCTTTTGGCTATGAAGAGATGGACCCAGCTAAGGGTAATTCCGTAAATAAGAATAAAGAACTTTTTATGGTAATGCCCGAAGTTCGTAATATGAACCAAGTAGTAATATATAATTTGGTATCAACACCTTATCAATATATCACTCTTCAAAATAGACCTCCCTCTATTGACTTCCGAGGAGAAACTACTTGGGCTACCATTAAATCAATGGGACGTAATACTCCCATGTATCATTACACTGGAGCAGAGGACATAATTCAATTCAATGTATCTTGGTTCTGTAATGACCAAGAAAATCCTGAAGAGGTAATCACTAAATGTAGATTACTTGAGATGTGGTCTAAGGCAAACTCATATCAGGCAAGCCCACCAATACTAAAGATTGAATGGGGTAATTCTGGTATATTTGAGAACCATCAGTATATACTTACTTCAGCAACCTATACCTTAAACAATTTTCGAAATGCTTCAAGGACAAGGGTTGCAGGTAAATCATGCGAGATTGATGATTTGAAATTACTTCCTGCAGCTGCAACTCAAGAATTAATCTTCAAGAGAGTAAGTGCTTATAACTTATCCTATGCAGATATTGTAAGTGAAGAAACTCTAAAGAAAACGAAAGGAATAAGTTTATGATAGACTTAAATCAATACTTAACTGGAGCTAGCCCCTATGATGGAGCAGTAGCTCTTAAATATGATGATGGGGATTATTCCTTAGAAACAATCCCACCCTCGGTTCCATATACAAATAACGATAAGCAACATACGGTAATGGATGGAGAAACCTTGCAGAACATTGCTTATCGTTATTATGGTGATTCTGGGAAATGGTATTTAATAGCTGAGGCTAATAATATCCTAAACCCTTTTGCAGAACTTGAACCCCATAAGTTAATACGAATACCAATGTATGGCAACTAAGAAACCTAATCAACCAATTCTTTATAATGGAACAGCAACACCTTATATGGCACTGTTCGATTCTGGAGGTATGCCTATAATGAATGTAATTACAGGTATACCTCTTGGCGCTTATATAAGTAATTGGAGCTACAAATATGATGAGGAGAAGGAGAACTTAGCAACCATCACATTTGATACTGGAGACCCAGATACAGTAGATATCCCAGAACTCCAGGAAGGCTCTATTATTTATCTTCAGTGGGGATACATATATCCAGATGGCCAATTTATTTCAAGCCCAATACGAAGTATCAAGGTAAGAGATTTAGATTGTGTATTCGATTCTACTGGTACTCATGTGACATTAAAGTGTATAGATACAGTTGGAGATTTAAGATTCCAACCACCATACACTTATTCGGATTTATCAGAGTATAGCTTATCTAATTTTTTAGATAAGGGTTGTAACAATGATATCGGTGTAATCATAGAAATATTTCAGTAATGGCTAAACAAGTAATAAGTAATAAAGTCTACGAGTCACTACAGGTCCCGACAGAACAGAGTCGAAATACTGTTGGAAAGATACTTTACTCTAATAGTTTTAGTGGAGTAGCTCAAGTACCTATGCCAGCAGATTTGAAGGCTCTGATAGATAGTGACTTAGGATTAATAGGTAATAACATCTTAGTTCAATTAGAACAGAAAATGAAAGGTTATCCTAATGGTCCTTGGTATATTGATTCTCGAGATGGTGTAATTTATATTCATAATCGAAAGTTTACCCAAGAGCCAGAATATAATTATATATACCAATCCGAAAATGGTGAGGTACTCAAGGTATCATTTACCATGCAGAATGTAAAGAAAAGAGTTAAAGCAATTCTATCCCAAACTGTAGACTCCGATGAAAAGGATATTATTGTGGGTTCTACTGGTATTCAAGAACCAGACAAGGATAAAGAACAGATAACCCCTAAACGGGATAAGACCGTAACTCCTCAAGATAATACCGAAGTAGTACCTTCTTGGGATTATAATACGGGTCAGAATTTCGGATTGGGTCACCCTAATACTCAGGCTGAATTTGTAGATAATCAGAAGAGAGCAAAGGGTTTTGCTGTTCCAAATTTAAAAACTCTGAGAGAAGCTAATTCAAAAGAACCATTACCTACTCCGGGCCAATCTTTTAATGCTAGTAAAGAGGCTAAGCTTAATCAGATGTCTGTTGAAGATTATCAAAGAGCTATATCAGAAGTAGAGAGAACTTTACCTGCTGATAAACGAGCTATACTTCAACAAATTAAGAAAACCTGTAAGACTGGTAAATCTGCTGAAAGTAATCTAAAACAATATTTTGAAGCTGAGAAATATGTATTTACTGGTGATGAACAGATAAGGTATATGGCTGAAGAATATATAGACCCTACTGAGTATGACCCAGAAGGTTATAGGATAAAATCGGGTAGAGCTATGGGTGGTTTAGAATACCAAACTAGTTATTCTAGTGCTTGGGATAGAGGTTATGGAGCTATGCAAAAAGACCCCAATATTGTTGAGGTATCTTCAACCGATACTCAACAATATAATTTGGGTTATGGTAATATGGGTAAGAAAGTAAAAGTACGCCGTTGGAAGAAACACGATTTATCAGTACCTCTATACAAGTTATATCACAACTTATTTAGTAGATATGGTGGAGCAGATAAATATATTTGGGCTATGAATGCTAATGCTAATGGTGGTCTTAAAACTACCGAAAGAAAACTTTCTTGTCAAATCACCGTAGTTGGTAGACCTTCATTACAATCTTCTCAGGTAATTTTTTTAGGGAATGTAGGTAAACGTTGGTCTGGGTATTGGTATATTAAATCAGTACAACATTCGATGGATGCAGGTCAGGGTTATCTATGCACTCTAGATTTGATTAAGAATAATGCTCGAGATGGACAGATAACTGCTAAGTCTCACCTAAGTACTCAGGATATTGTAAGCAATGATGCTGCTTCCGGTGCTAAAACCCCGTTCGGTAAAGATAAGAAAAAATCTGGGCCTGACTCTAGTATTAACTTTAACTTTACTAATAATGAAGTAACTTATTTTGTTGAAGCTTATATGGACCCAGAAACTGGTAAAATGGTAGACTCAAAAGGTGCTGGAAAATTTTTATTTAATAAGCTTTATACGGATGAGATATATGCTAAAGACCCAATGGCTATAGCTGCTGGTACTGTACAAACTGAGGGCAATATGGTATATTCTGACGGTATTCTTAAACCGGGTAAAGTTACGGTAAAATGGGTAGACCCAAGTAAGATTACCCCAGAGATGAAGGCTAAGTATAATTTTGATTGGATTAACTATGCTGAGAAGATGTACATTCAGTATAATAAAAACAAAAAATAAGTGAATAATGTACTCAACTGCTAAATTGATAACAGAAGAAGGCCTCGAAGGATTGGGTAGATATTACTCAGTCTATCGAGGCATTGTGGTAGATAATGATGACCAAGAGAAACATATGAATCGTATCAAGGTATGTTGTCCTGAAGTAATGAGTGGCATTATATCTTGGGCTTACCCAAAGAGTCAACATGGTTCTATCAACAATGGTTTTAAGTTCTTAGCTCCTAAGATTGGTGATATAGTATTTGTTACTTTTGAGTTTGGAGACCCAACTAAACCCCTATGGGAATATCATGGTTGGGCTTTAAATCAAATACCAAGCCCTTTAGATGGACCAAACAAAATGGGTATTATTACTCCAGAAGGCAATGTAATAGTTCTAGATGATGATAATGGTAAACTAACCATGTACATCAATGGAGACATTGGAGTTACTGCAAAAGGTAACATATCTATCCAAGCTCAAGGAGACGTAAGTGTAGGTTCTGGTGATACAGTAATCTTAAACAAGGGAGAGAATCAAGGAGTAGTTAATATTAAAGAACTAACCGAAAAGCTAAACCAAACTGTTCAAGAACTAGAATCACTTAGAGCTCTATTTAATTCTCATGTACACTCTGGTGTAACTACTGGACCAGGTTCTTCGGGTCCTACTGTAACTCAAGCAAGTAAACCATTCTCGGAATTTAAACAAGAAGATTACGAGGATACTAAATGTATACACTAATGGATAATTACTTTACTGACATAATAGGGAAAGGGGTGACTTTCCCTATTCAACTAAGTAGAAATGAAAAGGGTGAAACTGGATGGTATCCGGTTAATGGAGATATGGAGTTAGTAAGAAATAATATTAACTCTATCCTATATTATATGATAGGCCAGAGATTTCGACAGGAAAACTTTGGGAATCGCTTATGGGAATGTATAGAAGAGCCAAATTCACAAGCCCTGAGTTTTATTATTAAAGAGTTTATAAAAACTGCAATTGGTACCTGGGAACAAAGGTTAACCTTTAAAGGTATCAAGGTTGCTAGAGTTGATGCAAAGGTAAATATAGAAGTAGAATATTCTATTAATGGTACAGGCTCTAGCCAATATCTATACCTTACCTACAACAACTTAGATAATTCATTAAATACAAAATAATATGGGAATCACTAATAAATGGCTTAACCCTTATCAGAGGTCTTATCAACAGATTAAGGCCAAGCTGATAGAATCTCTTATGGGTATAAAAGACAGAGAGGGGAATGTACTCATAACAGATTACTCGGAAGGAAACATATTAATCATTATCCTTTCATTATTTGCGGCTATTGCCGAAGTTCTTCATTACTACATTGATAACATGGCAAGGGAAACCTTTTTACCTACTGCCAGAAAGTATGGTTCAGTAGTTAAGCATGGTGCCTTGGTAGATTATCATGCAAGAGGTGCTATTGCTGCATCGGTAGACTTAATGATATCAAGGGATGTATCTGGAGATTCCATTGGAGCTAAGTTAACTATACCTGCAGGTACTTTATTCACAGACCAGTCAGGGAACAAATGGTTATCTACTAGAGATGTAGTTTGGTATTCAAATGTGACTGATTGTAAGGTACCAGTAGTACAGCATGAGTTATACACTGAAAGTCAGGTTAATGGTATGGTTATACCATCCGAAGAAAAATTAAGAATTACTCTCGGTACTTTACCCAATGGTAAATACTATGAACATGGAACTATGAACATGAAGATTGGTGGAGAATCTTGGGTATTAGTAAATACCTTCGCTTATTCAAAACCTACCGATAAGCATTTCATGGTAGTAGTAGATGAATCTCTAACTCCTTATATTACCTTTGGAGATGGTTTATATGGTAAGAAACCCGCTGCTGGTGCAAAGATATCTGATTTAACTTTTTACCTTACATCTGGTAGTAACGGTAATGTTAAGTCTGGTACCATTACCTCAGTACCCTCAGTAATATCCTCTTCAGTATCTGATGCAACTGTAAGTAATACTTATAATGCAGGTGGTGGCTCTAACTACGAAAACTTTGGTATGCTCAAAGAACATATACCCTTGAGTGTTAAGACTATGGGAGTAGCTGTTACTAAACAGGACTTTGTAGACTTGGCTAAACTAGTAGATGGAGTTAGTAAAGCTAAAGCTGAATATGAATGCGGTAGAAAACTTATTGTATACATTGCCCCAGATAATGGGGTAATTGCCAATTCTTCCATGATTAAGAAGGTATATGATATCTTACATCAGAATTCACCTCTTACTACTTGGTTAACTGTCAAGTCGGCAGGTAAAGTTAATATTATACTGGATATCGAAGTTACTGGTAAGAAGTCATATAAGACCTCAGAAATTCAATCTCAAATACTCAGTGCTTTATTTAATGCTTACTCACCAGAGAGTTCGGATATTGGCGGTAGTGTAAGAATCTCAGATATCTATGCACTCATTGATAACTTGGAATCAGTAGATTACCTACACTTAAAGAAATTCTATACTAAACCTTGGCCTACAACAATCTATGGTAACAAAGAATTAATCCTTGGTCAATTCCGATTGGATGAAGCTAACGGTTCTATGGACTATTTTATATCTTTCTCTTCAGGAACTATGTTTACCATCAAGTCCATAAAAGGAGGTTTTTCTTATGAGGGGAAAGTGGGTAAGACTACACAGATTCGAGATAATATAAATGGATTTATCTTTGCTCTTGATATCCAGAATAATGGTTATCAATCGGGATTCAGGTATACCATAACCATTGCCGAACCAAATAAAGATTATACAGACCCAGGTTATAATATCCCGGTATTCGAAGATTCAAGTCAGTTAACACTTAAAGTAAATGGAACAGTATAAGCTTATGATAAATCTTAAAAACCTAATTGATTTCTTACCATTTGAATTTAAGGAGCAAGATACTTATAAAGTCAATGGTAAGGGTATATTAGAAAGATTTCTAGAAATATGCGGTTCATACTTCCAAGATAATATTACTTCTGATATTGATAATATTCTAGATTTAATCGATATCGATAAAACTCAACAGAGGTATTTAAATTACCTATGGGAGTTCTTGGGAGAATTACCTTTTGCTAGAACAGGAGAACATACAGGAGTTCCTAATTTAAGTGATGAACAGATTCGTACAATTTTAAAGTACTCAATCTCATTACTTAAGATTAGAGGCTCAAGAAAGTTCTTCGAGATTCTTTTTAATATGTATGGGTTAACATGTACCATTGTAGACCCAACAGATGGAGAGATGGATAAGTGGGAAAAGGTAGACCCATTATATGATACGGATTATTCCAGGTATGATAAGTACAACTATGATAAGATTTATGGTTGTGCTCAATGTATCCAGGTAGATATCAATATTGGTGGCCATGACTTTACATCTCCAACTAAAGAGTTCAAGGCTTTCAAACAATCAATCGATAAATTATTCGATAGGTTCTTACCTTACAATGTATCTGGGAATATTAAATACGGTTTTGACTTAGCTTACAATTATAAGATAGTTGCAGAACCTCTGATATCTCCGGTAAAGATTGTAACTGGTCATATTACAGAAGTACCTATTAGAGTAACTGTAACTTCGGATTATGATGATGCAGACCTAAGGTATCAGGTAACCGGATATGACCCCTCAAAAAACAAGTGGAGCTCTAAGCTATATGAAAGTGGTTCTATCTTTTATGCAAAGAAGGGTGACCAAAGATATTACTTCAGAAGCGTTGGAGATACTTCGGTAACTACTTATGTAGATGTGGGTTTGGAATACTACACTAAGTCTTATCATATCTATGCAGACTTAATAAGTGGTGGTACCGATTTAGATAACTTGGTAATCACTGGTAGTAATACTAAGATTGAAGTTAAAGTTACTGCTAATTTGAATTATCAAGGTAGTATTAAACCGGTAGGTGTTCAGTTAATAAATACACATGAAATTAAACCTTCTGGTTCTACTTGGGAAATAGTTTCTGCAGGTACTTACGAATTTGTTATTGCAGACTTCCCGGCAAAGAGGATAATCTTAAAGGTTACTTCAATAGCTACTAATTATACTGTAATATGTGAACCTCGAAATGTAAACATTACTAATTTAGAATCATCTAAGATAACTATTCGTTCCTCAGACCCAAATGAAAATACTACTGATTTGATTGCCGTACTTACTACAGACCCAGGAGTATTGGTTAGGAATGGTTCTAGATGGACTCCCACTAAGGTAGGTACATTCTTATTCAGGTGTACCAAAGATACTTCTGGTAATTCTGCAAATTATGGTACAGTAGTTGCTTACAAATTGGGATACACAATTACTTATGGTATTGGGGTATCTAATAAGAAGCTTAACTTGAATGCTCAAGGTACTGCTTCTATTAAATTATTCCTTACTTCTGGTATCTATTATTCTACCTTTGAAAGTGCTAACCTATATTCATACTTCAATGATACCATAAATGTATACAGAAAGAATACCTCGGGTGCTTGGGTAAAATTAGGGGATGTAGAATTAGGAGATAGATATGTAGAAGGTCCAGATTTCTATTATGGTAAAAGTATAGATTATCTATTTAATGAAGTTGGTACTTATAAGTTTGAATCCGTAGGAGACCCAACTAAAATAGTAGAGGTAGAGGTATTAGAATATGTACCTGTACCAGAATCTTACTTATGGTTAGAACCTATGAATTCAGATGATGAGAATTGGTATGAACTAGAACCTTATTCTCCAACAGAATCCACTAAATATATCAAGGCTGGTTATCAATTAACCAAGAATCAGAATTGCCAATTCTATTTAAGATATGGAGATGGTGGTAGTCAGATAACTGGTATTACAGTAGAAGGTTTATCCGAAACTTATAGTTCGAATATCTTAATTACCTTTGATACTGCTGGTACCTATAAATTTTATTATCGAGGTTCAGTAGTAACTTTAACCGTAAAAAAAGTAGTACCTCAGTATAAATTAACTCTTAATCCTGTAAGTGCAGAACTAAGTAATAGTGTACCAAAAGTATCTACTATCGTAACCTGTACTTCAGATACTGGGGATTCTGGCGATATAATTTATGAGACGGTTCCTGATGTAGTTCATACCAGTCCCTATCAATTCTTTACCAATTTACCTGGAAAACATACTTTTTATGTAAAAGATAATCCTACAGTCAAAGTAGTATTTTTAGTAAATATAAAAGACATAGTAGATAAAACAGAATTAGTATGGGAGTATAACGATACATCAGAGCAGGGGATCCAAATAGAGGTTCCCGAAGAAACAGAATGGAAACTTAAAATAGAATAAAAACAAATGGAAAGCAACTCTTTTAACACAATCTTCAAAACCAGTCTTATAGGATTCACTTCTGAGTTCTATGGTATTATCTTTGACTTAAGGTGGATGATTTTATTAGCCTTTGTATTAATACTCTCTGACTTCTGGTTTGGGATATCCGTCAGTAGGATGCAGGGTATAGAAGTAAGGAAATCTAGAGCAGGAAGAAGAACTCTTAATAAAATTATTGATTATTTATGCTACGTATTACTTGGAGCCATTATAGGTAAGGCTATTGGAGACCCCTATGGACTTAATCCTATAACAGTTTCTATAACAATCATGATACTATGTTATTGTTTCGAAATAGATAGTATTTACAATCATATATGTGAACTTCATGGAGTAAAGAAAAGGTATAGTATATGGACTATCTTATGGAAATTTATAACATTCAAGTTCAAGGATGTAGGAGATGCTTTCCAAGATATGAAGAATCAATCGAAAGATTTTAAGAACAATAAAAACGAAGATACAGTATGAAAACTTATTTTGATTACGAAGGTATTATTAAATCTAAGGATGTAGCTGAAGCAATAGCTGCCCCAGTTGGTATAGGCCCCTTTTGTGGATTCGGTTCTGCAGTGATAAATAACAATGCTATCACAATATCCCCAAATGGAGAACCTACCTCACCGGCTTACCTGGCAATGAAGGATAGAATTATTGCAAGGTATATGACTAAGGCTTCGGATTCTGGAGAAGGTCCTGAAGTTAATTTCGGATGTATTGCCAGGGATGGTATGATATTTATATCGGATGCTGCAACAATTAGTATCCCAAATATCGAAGGTTCTAAGGGTAGTAATGAAGATGCGATTGTATTTGCATATCATACTCCTTTGGAAGAACCAGTACAGAACCCAGTACAATTCAGAGCTTTCTGGAATGAATCAAATTCCTTCTACAGTTTGTATAAGAAGTCGGTAGACCCCTTATATCCAAGTGCTAAGGAGTCTAGAAACTTGTCAAAAACAAACGTATTAGAAGATACAGAATTAACTTATGAGTCACTAGCTAGTAGAGCTATGGCTTCGGTAGCTCAAGGCTTGGTAGACAAATCATCCATGATACTGATAGGTATTTATGGTCAGGGTATTAACTCTATAGATAATACAGTAGAGAAATATTCTATTGTCCCTTATGGGGGAAGATTCCCCCAACCAGTAGAATATAATACTGCTATCCATGGTATGCAACAATCTAATGTAGAAACTCTCTTACGGTTATTACAGGGATTCCCTAATTTTGATATTAAGGCTTATATTGATGAAAAATTAGGTAGTAGTAATAGTGTGGGAGGCTCAAGTATACCGAGAGGATTAATTGCTATGTGGAATGGTACTCAGATTCCTGATGGCTGGGCTTTATGTAATGGTCAGATTGTAGATGATTTACAAACTCCAGACTTATCTGGTAAGTTTATAGTAGGTTGGCAATCTGGTAATGAGGATTATAATCTTATTGGTAATACTGGAGGTAAAGATAAAGTTACATTAAGTGCTACCGAGATACCTGCTCATAACCATGAATTTCAAGATGCCTATTTTTGTGAAGCTTTTTCAGATATGGTTGCTCCCAATGGTACGAAATGGATTGGTAATAACCTTACTGGTGCCAAATCTTCCGATAGAGATAATTCCTATGTATCCCTGTGGAATCATAATACTCTTGATACTGGTGGAGGACGAGCTCATGAGAATAGACCTCCTTATTATGTACTAGCATACATTATAAAACTATAATAATGTGTAACTACTTGTAACAATATCAATGAACTTTTAATTTATGAATTGCTTAACAATTGGGATAGGGACGTTGGGAAACGCCCCTTTCTTTTTGTGTTTAGTAATGCAGTTCTTCTTTGGCTTTCTCTTCCCAGTATTGGATATCCGCCTTTAGTTCACTAATATACTTGATAGAATTCTTAGTTCGAGGCATATCAAAGAACTCTACTAAAAGTATATTGGTAATTCTCCCTGACTCAGGCATACGTTCTTTAATATAAGGTGGAGGAGTTACTAATACCTCGAATAACATATAGGCATCTGAAGATAGATTAGCTTTCATATAATCATAAAGCAATTCCAACATATCTTCTTTGGCTTTAGCTTCTTCTTCATCATCTTCAAGCTCCTTATCATTATCAAATAAATCCTCAAGCTTAAATAAGTTCTGATTATATTCTGCAACCTCTCCATAGGCAAATCTCAGAAGCTTATTTTTAAAAGTAGCTAGAGATGATAAGATTCTTGCTTTAAGATGTTCTTCACTACAAGTACCGTAGTACTTATTAAAAACAAATAACATTTTATCCCAGAAATAAGAAGATATTATATCTGGAGTAAGGTTGAATCTTTTGTAATCTATCTGTTTGGTTAGGTTCCTAATAACAGGTTTACAAACTTTATACAACCTATTAAACATTGCTTCATCATAATCCTGCATAGGTTTTAATCTGTGCAGTTCTGAACCATTATTACCGTTGGTCTTTCTCATATCTTTATAAATATTTCGTTAATGCAAATATATAAATTTATTCATTATATAATATAAGAATATTAAAATATTTCACCGAACGGCTGAGGATTAGAAGACTAGATACTGTGGACATGAGTTCAGAACTATATGGAGACTATCAAAATCTATTAGTTATTATATTGCAATATATTAATGTATGAAAAAAGATAAAATCAAATTTTCGTTCGACCCGAGTTTCCAATTAGAGATACTCCGGTTCATTATTCAAGATAAGGAAGGAGGTTTAGTACTGGGAAGATTAAAACCCAGTTACTTAGTTCTTATTGAGCATTCCTTAATATGTGAGGGTATACTTAAGTACTTTAAGAAGACAAAGAAGATACCATCTCAAAATGTATTAAAGGAAGTGATAAAGGAAATGCTAGAATCCAAGGCTTATGTAGACTTAGTAACTAAGGATGACATACCAACTATTGAGAGAACCATTAAAAACCTCTATTCAATTCAATTATCGGATTCCGAATATATTAAGGAGAAGATTTATAAGTTCTCTACTTATGTTGAGATGAAGAACTTGAATGATTCATTCGACTTAGATAACTTCGAACAATACGAGGAATATTCTAAAAAGATTGAGAAGGTTCTTCAAAAGAGTAAGCCTAAGAAAGAGGATGAACCTTTATATATGATTCGAGATGTTACGGAGAGACAATTTAAAAGACACTCAGAACCTTCAGTAGTTCCCTGTCCGTTTAGGCAATTGAATGATTTGACCAATGCTGGTGGATTCCCAGTTGCTTCAGTAAATGTAATTCTGGATAGACCAAAGGCAAAGAAAACATTCTTCATGGTAAACCTTGCAAGAGGATACCTAAGAATGAAGAAGTCAGTATTATATATAGATACAGAAAATGGCCAAGAACAAATCATGGACCGTTTCATTCAATCAAGTATCAATAAAACAAAGAAGGAATTATATTCCGGAGATTACGATAAACTCGAAGCTAAGCATTTAAGGAAATTGGCAAGATTTGGAGTTGAATTGGTAGTTGAAAGAGTACCTGCATTGATTACTGACTGCAATTATATAAGAGAAAAGATATTAACTCTTAGAAGCCAGGGAATTGATATTAAGGTATTAATGGTTGATTATGCAGGTAAGCTTGCATCATTAGCCAAGGATAAAGAGGATTTCGATAGAATCTCGAATGTATATATTGACTTACAGAACTTAGCAGAGGAACTACACTTAGATATTATATGGACTGCTCATCATATTACAAGGGAGGGTAAGAAACATAGAACTACTAAATACGATGAGAATGATATCTCAGGCTCAATTGCAATTGTTCGTAATGCTCAATTTATCATGGGTCTTAATTGTACTGGTCAAGAGGAGAATGATAATATCCTTCGAGTTGAGATTGTAGTACAAAGAGATGGTCTTCCTTCGGGTAGAGCTTTATTCAAATGTGATGTCGAAAGACAAAGATGTACAGAATTTACTAAAGAACAACGAAAGCAATATGATGAACTTTATGGAAAACATCTCGATGAGCAATTTAAAAAGAAAGATAATCCAGATGCTGATTCCAAGAAAAGAGCTAATAACTGTGGAGATATCTAGATATGAGTAAATTTAAAGATAATGTACCAGGATTTCCAGGTTACCATGTAACTAAGGATGGAGAGGTATATTCTATGAAATGTAGGAGTGGTAAGAGACCCAAAGCTTTTAAACTTAAGCCGAGGTTGAGTGGTAATGGTTATTATAGGATTGGCTTATATAAGGATGGTATTAAATATGAAAGAAGACTTAATAGGTTAGTAGCTATGATATACATACCTAATCCCGATAACTTGCCTTTAGTATGTCATAGAGATAATAACCCCTTAAACAATAAAGTAGAAAATTTATATTGGGGTTCTATAGAAGATAATATTAAAGATAGGGAAGATAGATATGAAATGGGGGATATTATAAGGCATAGATTAAGAACCGGTCTTCATAGGGATATGGTTAAGGTATGCGTTAAATATCTTAGAGGTTTGGGTTATTCTTGGAAAGATATTCGGATAGCTTTACAATTAGGTAGAGGATCCATAGAAAAATATAAGAAATTATGAGAATATGTAAGAAGTTAAAAGAGGTTTGGGAGACATATAGATGTAAACTTGGTATTCATGATTGGGTAACCGAGCATTGGTGGGAAACCCGACAGAAACCTCGAAGAGCTATATTTTCACACAAAGGAGGTAGAAAGAGGGCTCAGTATTATAATAAGTATTGTACGAGAACCTATTGTAGAATCTGTGGTAAAAAGAAAAAGAGGAATGAGAACTAAAAATGTAGAAGTAGTAAAAGACAGATGGACTGATGGATTAGCTTTAGAAATATCTCATAATGGTTGGCAAACAACTTGTATCAACGATTTAGATTTAGAGGATTTAAAGAAACTTCGAAGAGTAATT